TTAGTTTAAGCAATGTTTAAAAACTTTAATGTCTTTTATACTGTAGTCGTTGTGGTTTCTAAATGAAAACAAAAACCAGTGTTCAACTTTATGGTTAGGTATATAATTTATGCCTCCTTTACCTGTGTAATTTAGCATTTGCATTTTACTACCCCAATAAACTTCATAAGGGTATAAAGCTAAACATAAATCTGTATTTTGTATTTCGTAATAATTTACAGTCTTCCAGTTTAAAGGGGTGGTATTTTGCATGTCTAAGGTTATTTAATATGTTTAGGAAAGTACTTAACGGTTCTTTCTATAATATAACTTCCATCAATTTCCGCACTATAATCAATATAATGCAACTTTTCTCCGAAACTATAACTATTAGGCATATTAACCCAAATAACCATTTCTACTTTATTGCCTTGCTTAACATTAATGTAAGCATCAGAATAATTTTCATTCCATAATGCTTTAGCTTCCGATAATGTAAGTTCTGTTTTATCTACCCTAATTTCTATTTCCTTAAAATAAGACCCTGTTTCTACCGAATATTGAAATCCGCAGTTTTTTTCTTCCGATGTAATTGAATTGTTTTCCATAATATTATTGTTTAATGTTGTTGTTATCTGAGTACAAATGTAAACAATATATTTACATAAACAAACATTTTAGTAAATAAATTTACTTTTTTGTTTTGTAATTAACTTATTTGTTTTATATTTGCAGTAACAAAAACGATGAATATTATGGCTGCAATAAAACAATCTTCTTATAAATATGAATTTAATAATGGTTCTTATTTAGTTACTAAAGGCATTAAAACTAAGTTTGACTGGTATCTTGAAATAAACCTGACTAATGATAAGGATGGAAATAAAAGGTATGTGTATTTAGATAGAAGGGTTTTTCATACTAAAAGAGGCGCAGTTAATTACGCTATAGATATTCTAAAAAAATGTAAATTATATATTTAAAGATTTAACAATGATAACAATTGAAATAACCGAAACACACCCCGATCCAAACTACAACGAGCCTTTAAGTAACCTTTATAAAGATTACGGGGTAAATCCTAACTATGAAAAAATAATTGAATTATGAGCAATAAATATAATGTAGCTATATATGATTTAGAAGGTAATTTTATAACTTCTACTTTCGGTATTGAGGAAGCTTCTAATTTAACGGGTGCAGATAGAAATTTGATATCTTGTATAGTTAATGGTAAAAACACAAAAGGCAATGATTTCCAATTTAGACGATTTGAGAAAGAACCTATAAGAAAAATAGGAAATGTATTATCTATAGTTAAAGGCATGGATCAAAGACCAGTAGCTAAATATTTTGAAGATAAATTAATTTGCGTGTACAACTCCATTCGTGAAGCTGAAAGTAAAACCAAAATTGATGTAGGAAGTATACACCAAAGCTGCACAGATAAATGCAGAGCAGGTATTTTTAATTTCAAATTCATTTAACCATGCAAGACAAAATACAACAACTAAAGCAGCTTGTAAATGATAAGCGGGAAATTGAAAAAAGATGTGATTTAATGGTTAGTGAAAGTTGGGGGCGTTGTGATAACGATGTTACAGATACTGACTTTTACGCTTTAATGAAACAACGTGACGAAAAAACAAAACTAATTGAACAAATAATAATTGAATTATAAAATGGAAACAACTAAACTAACACTTGAACACTTATCGGTGTATTTGCCTTATGGGTTGAAAGTTAAATGCAATATAACTAAGATATTTAAATCAGACAGGTTATTGCAAATAGATGGTTTACAATCAATAGATGGAATTAATTTAATTTCACTAACTGAATCAATTAAAAGATATGATGTTATGCTGTTTAAACCCATACTAAAGCCTCTAAGCTATTATACAGAAGCTTTAATAAAAACAGTTGGTATTTCTACAAGCCAAAAACAAGATATATGCGCTTTAGCAAACAAAAATATAAATATATCACATCTTGAATTTAGAACTATAATATTTATGGCAAAAGAACATATTGATATGTTTAATTTAATTCCTGCAGGTTTAGCTATTAACTATTTTGAAACTATATAAATGAAAACATTAGAACAAATTAAGTATGAAGTAGCTATTAAACATGGATATGAAAACTTTGAACAGGTAATAACAGATATTGATTTAGATAAACTATCAGGAAATACCGTTGAATATATTTTAAATGAATGTATGCAAGAACACGCCAAACAAATGTGTATAAAGCAAAAACAATTATGTTACGTTGATTACAATAATGACAAAAATGTTCTCGACACTCCATTAGCAACCGACAACAAATAATTAAACACTATGAATAAAAAGAACAAACAGAACGTTACTATTTTAATAGATACCGCAATTCAGAAAATAAGAATTGAAAATCCAGGAACTGAAATAAATCAAAAGTCAATTTCAGAAGATACAGGACTTACACCAAAAACATTAGTAACCTATAATAAAGGTTTTAATTCAAACTCTTTATCAGTTGTTAAATATCTTATGGATAAAACAGGATTAACATTTGATGAACTTGTTAAATTTGAAAATAAATAGTTATGAATCCAAAACAAAAAGCGGAACAATTATATGTAATGTTTGGTAGCTTTAAACTTAAAACATTTTCAAAAAAAGCCGCTATTATATGCGTTAATGAAATTATAGAAGCTAATACAAATGTTACTGTACGTGTTTTAAATGGAGATTACTGGGAAGAAGTTAAACAAGAAATAGATAAGTTATGACAGCAAAGGAATTAGCGATTAAAGAAGCTTATGGAAAACATTGGGATTCAAATAAAGAAAATATTGATGCAGAAGGATGGTTTAATTGTGGTTATTGCACCAATGGACAAGAAGATGCAGAACAAACATTAATAGATTATGAAATACCATATAGAGAAGGTAATTTTAAATGTGATTCTGAATATGGAGATGGATGGTATTACTGGCAGCCAACACTACTTAAAGGAATACACGGCAATAATAATTGGGTAAAAATAGAAAGTGAAAATGATTTGCCTATAAAAGAAGGTTCTTATTTTGTTTATTCAAAAGTAGATTGGGGTATCGGTTATCGTATAGATATTTTTACAGGTAGATTATCTAACGCTATAAACCACGAAACAAGAGAACCTATATTTAGTCATTACCAAGAAATAATTAAACCTAAACCACCAATATATTAATTAAAAACAAAAAACAATAATATGGCAAATTGGAGAAACGCTTTTAAATCTGATTTCATGGCAGCATGGGATATAGATTCTAATGTTATCCTTACAATACAAAGGGTAGAGCAAAAGGATGTGCAATTACAAAAAAAGGAATTAAAGAATGTAGCTTACTTTGTTGAGAAAACTTATCCAAATGGCGAAATTGTAAAGCCTATGATATTAAACGCTACTAACTGTAAGCAATTAAATTCATTTACCGGAACAAAAGAAACTACAGGATGGATTAACCTTGAAGTAGAGATTGGTGTAGTAGCTAATAAAGGCAGAATAGGAGAAGCTAACGGGCTTGCTATACTTCGGGTTTTAAAAGGTGGTATGGATTATTTAGGAAATATTAAAACTCTATTAGACCAAGTTAAAGGCGAATTAAGTCAAGAAGAATTATCAGGAGTTGAAAGGGTTATAAATAATCAAGAACATAACTCCTATAACAAGGTAACTAACTTTCTAAACTCAAAGATTAAAAATAATGATTAGTATAGAGCAAAGAATAGGTCGTTTTACTTCAAGCGAAATATTCAAGTTAATGACTAAAGACAAATCAGGTAAAAATTTTGGTGCACCTGCTTTGACTTATATTGAAGAGAAAAGAGCCGAAAGATGTTTGGGGCGTTCTTTAGATACAGGAGCTTACTCACAAGATATGTGCTGGGGCAAAGTAATGGAGACATGGGCTTTTGAAAACGATATGGGTATAGAATATTCGTTATGTTCAAAAACGACTTTAACGCATCCTAAATATGCTTTTTGGAGTGGGTCGCCTGACTTCACTAAACTTAATACAGCAGGAGAAATGAAATGCTATCAACCTAAGAAGTATTATAGCCTTTCTAAAGCGTTATTAGAGTTAAACGAGGGCATAATATCAGTTGATGAATTTAAAGTCTTATTCCCTGATATTTATTGGCAGGTAGTTTCTAATTCTATATTACTTAATGTAGAATTTTGCGAGATAATGGCTTTTACTCCTTCGGAACTTCAGTTAATGGCTATACGTGAAGAAATTGAAGACACAAACTTTTTGGAACGTATTGGAATAGAACCATGGCAAGGTAGATTTATTACAGAAAAACATATTAGTGAACTTGCTTATATTCCAACTCACAGCAAATGGCCTTCAAAGGTTATACATAATTTTAAACCAACAGATGAAGATAAAAGCCTTTTAATTGAAAAGGTTATTAAAGCAGAAGAAATACTAAATACTTAAATATAATGTAACATTTATAAAACACCGGTAGTATCGTAATTTACAAAAAATCATTTAACGTAAAATAAAGAAACATTAAAACTTATTATTTAAAAATAAATTATGACAAGCATTAAAGAACCAATTAACATTTTAAGAGACATATGCTTCAATGAATCATTAAAAGCAGGATGGCATACTGATTTAGAAACAGGAGCATTAAAAGAACGAAATAAAGCCGAGATGATTTGCCTTATGCATTCTGAACTATCTGAGGCTATGGAAGGAGAGCGTAAAAACTTAATGGATGACCATTTGCCTCACAGACCAATGGTAGAAGTAGAAATGGCTGATACTGTAATCCGTATTATGGATTATTGCGGTCGTTGGGGTTATGATATTGGCGGGGCTATTGCTGAAAAGTTAGAATACAACGCTAACCGTGAAGATCATAAAATTGAAAATAGGATAAAAGAAAATGGTAAACAATTTTAATATCTAAATATTATCCTTATATTTGCAGTAACAAACCCCAGTTTTATTATTGGGGTTTTATTAAAACTTAACGTGTACAAAAATGAACATAACAACAAAAGCATATAATTTAATAAATAATGAATCAAAGTCTTGGCTTGCATTAAAACTTGGCATTACAAGGACTACATTAGACACCAGGCTAATTAAAAATAACTGGAAAAAAACAGAAATACAAATGGTTATATCATTATGTAAATGATTTTTTTGGCTTTAAAAATGTGTAAAATTAAACAATTATAATATAATGGAAAGTAAATTTATAGAACGTGCAAAAGAATCATTTAACAAAGTTAGATTCCTAGATTACTACATGGAAGGACACAAGGGATTTATAGCAGGTGGTTGCTTTAAAAACATTTTTAATAATCAAAAGATAAAGGATATTGATGTTTTTTTTCAATCTGAAAAAGATTTAATAGAAGCAGTTGATGTTTTTGAAAAAGATGATAATTATATTTTTTCTTATGAAAATAAAAATGTAAAGTGCTACAAAAATAAAACTACCAATATTAGAGTTGAACTTATAAGGCATACTTATGGAACTCCTGTTGAAATAATATCCAAGTTTGATTTTTCTATAACTAAATACGCCTATGCTAAACGTTCAGAAAAAGAAGGAATTACATATTATAACATATTTGTAAATACTTTTTTTGAAGACCTTACTAATAAAAAGCTTGTTATAGATGATGTGTTAATATTTCCTATATCTACATTTGAGCGATCTTATCGTTATCGTGGTTATGGATATGGTTTATGTAAAGAATCTAAAGGGAAGTTAATAGATGCTTTAAAGCAAGCTAATACAGAATATTTGAGCATGGATTTGTATTTTGGATTAGATTAACTATTATGGATAAGCTACAATGGTTTAAGTTCTCAATTCTCGATTGGAATATGGGAAAGATACAAAGAGCACCCGAAATTACGCAACTTAGATTTATACGTTTATGTTGTTTATACTGGAATAAAGAATGTGATTTGAGTGTTGAGGATGCTGAAATTGAAATTGACAAAGAACATTTAGATATTTTATTAACCCGAAAGATTGTTAAAGCAGATTTAGGTTTTATAAAAATACAATTCCTTGACGAACAGTTTGTTAACGTATTAGATAATTCAGAAAAAAGGCGTGAAGCAGCTAATAAAAGATGGGCTAAAGTTGATGCAAGTGCATTGCAAACGGATGCAAGTGCATTGCAAGATATAAACTTTGCAATGCAAAATGATGCAGAGAAGAGAAGAGTAGATAAGAATAGAAAAGAGATAGATAAAACTCTATTGTCCGAAATTAAAATTTCAGACGATAATAAGTTTTTAATTGCAAAAGGTTTTCAAATACCTCAAACAGAAATATCACTAAAGCATTTTACAATAGCCGAAAAATTTAGACAGGTATTTATTAAAAATCTTAAAGCAAAAGGATCGCCAACTACACACCAAGAAAAAGCAACGTATAAGGCGTATGTAAGTGAAATACGTTTGATGTTAGAAAATGACGGTGTTACAATGCAAAATCTTTTAGATGCTTATAACTACCTAAACAGCGACGACGAACTATTTTGGAAGAATACTATTTTAAGCGCATCAACGCTTAGAAAAAACATAAGCAAGGTATTGATATCAAAAACATAAAATAATGCCTTAAAACGGATTAAATTAATTAATAGGCTATGCAAATAGATAAATCAATGAACAGACTTGCTTATACAATAGCAAAAGGTAATAAGCCCAACCAAACTGATGCTAATGCTTTTAACGAAGTTGTAGATTGGATAAATTTTGTTAAAGAAGAAAGATTAGCACGTAACCACCATTTTTGTAAAATGACTATGTATGTTTATAATCAGCTTTTATTGCATTATGAAGGCTCAAACATTACAGCAGAAAAGGAAATACAAAATATTCTTAAAGAGCCTTTAAAAGGGCATTACGAGCGTTTTAAATTAAATATGGATATGTTTAGGCTGAACGATTTTTTTAATCACTATGAATTTAAAGATACCGTTAAGCCCCAAAGTATAGAAACACTTAGGGAGGTTTACAAAGAAAATAGCGATAAAGCAAAAGACCCTGTAATTAGTGACAGCTTTGCTAAATTCATGAAAGAACATATGTTTAGCAATGAAGCCATAACTGAAAAGCTTAATAACTTTTTATCTGAATTATTAGTCAGGTATGAAAACAAAGAACATGATTTGCATTGCTGTGAACATTATGCAGATTACGAGGATAAAGGATGTAAAACATTAACAGATAATGAAATTTAAAATGGTAGATAAAATAAATATTACAAACGAAGATAACATTGCTTTAATGGCTCGTTATCCTGATAAATACTTTGATCTTGCTATAGTGGATCCGCCTTATGGGATAGGTGCTGACAAAAAAAACAATGGTAAAAATAGCGATAGTCATGAAAAGAAATCATTAGCTAAAATAAAATCATATGATAATAAGAAATGGGATTTAAATGTTCCTAACGAAAATTACTTCCAAGAGTTGTTTAGAGTCTCAAAAAATCAAATAATATGGGGCGTAAATTATTACCCTTACGATTTTTTATCGGGTGGTAGAATTTATTGGGATAAGTGCGTTACTATGCCTACTTACTCTGATGGGGAGTTAGCTTATTGCTCATTATTAAATAGTATAAAATCTGTCTCTATTGCATGGCACGGAATGATACAGCATGATATGAAAAATAAAGAGGTTAGAATACACCCAACACAAAAACCTGTAAAGCTTTATGAATGGTTGTTAATGAATTATTCTAAGCCTAATCAGTTAGTTTTAGACACCCATTTAGGAAGTGGATCAATAGCGATAGCATGCCATAATTTAGGCTTTAATTTAACGGCTTGTGAATTGGATAAGGATTATTTCGATGCCGCTTGTAAACGACTTAAAAGTCATCAACAACAACTAACTATGTTTTAATTATGGCAATACAGAAAATATCCCCAGTGATAATGCTGCCTAATGACAACCCTAAAGAATTAGATTATTCAGAGGTACACAAAAAGGCAACTATTGATTTAAATATAAAACCACCAAGACCGCCAATTGCAATTTCTATCGGTGTGGATGATATAGCCTACAACGGCACACATTACCCTTTAAGATTTGGTACTTTTGGTAATATATCGATGCTTAAGGGTGAAGAAAAAAGCCGTAAGACATGGGCAAAAAGTTTAATTATAGCTTGTGCAATTGGTGGAATGGCAAATAACCTTTGTTCGGATATTGTAGGATATGATTTAAAAGGCAAATATATAATTGATATTGATACAGAGCAGGACTCTTTCGACTCTTGGAATACAGCAGATAGGATTAAAAGGGCGGTAGGTGGAATACATGAATACTATATACCAATTAAATTAAGGGAATATAGTACTTTTGAAAGATTAGCTTATCTCGATTGGCTATTTACTAAAAGTCCTTATAAAGACAAATTAGGTATAGTTTCATTAGATGGTTACGTTGACTTCATAGCAGATTTTAATTCGCTTACAGAGTGCGTGGAATTTACACAAAAGCTTATGAAATACAGTACACTTGCAAATTGTCACATAACAGGAGTATTGCACTTAAATCCAGGAACTGAAAAGGCAAGAGGGCATTTAGGTACAATATTGCAACAGAAGTGCGAAACAGTAGTTATAGTTAAGGATATGGGCGATTATTCAGAGTTAATTTGTCAACGTGCAAGAGGTAAAAAATTCCCTACACTTGGAATAAGTGTTAACAATGATAGATTACCTTTTTCAATACCAAACTATGAACCGGTACTTGAAAACATGCTAACTAAACGTAAAGTAACTACGTTAGATGAATTTACTAAACACAAGTAACCATGAAACTACAAAACCAGATGTAGGATTTTAAAATGAAAAACAATGATATACATGGATGTTACATTGGATTATATGTGGAAAAAAGGAATTAATACATATCCTTTATTTTCAGTGGGAAAATTTTTAAACTTAAACAACTTTAACTATTTAAAAATAAAATTATGATAACAAAACAAATAGCAGCAACCCTTTATGGTAACTCATATATGTTGCAGGATAAAGAGGGAAAAGTGTACGGTATACACGGAGTTTTAGAAGGTGTAATCGGTATATATGGCTCAAAGGTAAGTGATGATAAATATATTCCTTTTGACAAAATAGGCACCGAATACCACATATTAGCACGACCATTTGAAATGATTACAAACGTTATTAATGGAGTAGTTCCATTGGAATACATGCAAAATAAATCACTTAGAGTTACAGCATATTACATTTATAAAGATATGCTTTTAGCAGATTATGAAGATGGAGTTAACGTTTTGAACAATTGGGAAGAACAATATTTGCTAAATCTAAATTTTGCAATAGGTTTACCCGAAGGCTCATGGATACCAGTAACAGAACAAAATAATACCTATGCTAAATAACCTACCTAAAGAATTTAAAAAGCCTAATTATTGGTTTTTTATACCTGAACAATACAAATATTTAATTGTATACAGATGGTTAAATATTAACTGCTTCCCTGTAGATATTCAAAATTGGGAGGGGCTATATGATTATGCTATTACTAATCCCTATAAAAATGAAGTTATAATGGATAATGTAACCTCTAAATCAAGAACAAAGGATTTTGACACCATCCTAAAAAGAGCTGTTGTAAAAGCTTTATATCTTAAAAATAAATGGAGGTTTACAGTAACCGATAATAACAATCCTTATAAATAGAAAATATGAGAAATATAATATATAAACATGAGACAGGATTTTCAGTAGTTTACTACTTACTGATAGAGGGTGGTCAGGGACATGGAAATAAAAATTTAGGCGGTACTTACAAGTTTACAGGTGGATATTTTAATCCTACCCAACTTAAAGGTAGAAAAGGATTGAGTTTAGAAAAGTGGTGCGAAGACAATAATTTAAACTATGAGTATTCTGATACTATAGAAGGTTTAATGTTTAAACTAAATATGATAGCAAATAACCAGTAACATAAAACAATAACCTTTATAAATAAAAACAATGATTATTAAAGCACAAGAATTACGGATTGGTAATTTTTTATATGTTGCAGGCAATATATGGACTGTTTCAGATATATTTTCAAATCCTGATGAGTTATATTTTAAAGAAAATGAAAATTATAATCATTTGCTAAACGCAGAGGGAATACCAATAACCGACGAATGGCTTTTGCGTTTCGGATTTGAGCAAACCTATAAAAGCCAATTTAGGACTAAATATGATTACATTGACCCTGTATTTGGATTTGACTTTGATAAGGATGGTATTACTAATGGAATGCAAGGTTTTAGGTATTATGACAGATACATTGATTTAAAATACATCCACCAAATACAGAACCTAATACACGCGAATACAGGTAAAGAACTGGAATTAAAAAAATAAATTTATGATAAAACCCAAAGAGAAAGTATGCAAAGGCTTAGGCATTGCAAAGGGTTACGGTTGCGGAAAATTAACTATGCATAGGATTAACGGTCTTGGTAAAATGTGCTGTTACAGTAACTTTTTGCTGCATTCGGAACCAGGCAAGATTAAATTAGCAAAGTCAATAATTAAAGCAAAATCAATAGTTAAGTCAGAACAAAAGGCTAAGAATAAAAAAACACGTGAGGAGCTTAACCCGAAAAGATATTATGAAGATATGTTGCAACGTGAAATAAACGCCATAATAAAGTATATAGATGCAGGATGGCCATGTATAGCAACTAATAGTCTTAAGGGTAAGAGGAACGCAGGACATATGCATTCACGGGGCGCGCATCCTACGATTAGATTTCATTTAGAAAACATTTGGAACCAATCAGAACATTCTAATATGTGGAAATCAGGCGATACATTGCGTTATCAGGATGGAATAGTAAGCTTATACGGTAAAGAGTATTTAGAACGCTTAAACAGCCTTAAATCAACACCTCCTATTAAACTAAGCATTGATACTATAAAAGAAAAGATAAGCATTGCACGCGGAATAGTTAAATGGCTAAAATTACAGGAACGTCAATTTACTAAAGAAGAACGTATTGAATTAAGGCAAAGGTTTAACGCGGAATTGGGTATTTACACAGGATAAAAATAAATTTAAATACTTTAATTAAATGTGTGTTTATTTAATTTAATGTGTTATATTTGTATCAGATAAAAACAACAAAATATAATATTATGTCAGCAATAATTAAAGAAATGGTATCAACTGGTTTATATGATGAAAAAGCATTGTGTAAATTTAGGTCTAAGCAATTAAAATTAAATGGTGGCAACGAAAACACTGCCGATGCAATGGTTAGAATTTACAAACACAATTTTTTAATTCGTAAATAATGCAAAATACTTTAATATACCAGTCTTTACAAAGAAACTCAATGCCTTATTTAGATGTTGATTTCCATATTGAAAGATTATTCACTTTTAATGAAAACACTTGGTTTGAGCCTTCAAATATGTATAATCCTGATTTTGATATTTGCAAATTACTATCTGAATTGGGATTAATTCAAACGATGCGTTCTCCAATATGGGTAAACGGATTATTTAGAGGTGTGTATATAAGTTTTAAATATAGTAAAAACTTAGAATATAAAATATAACCAGTCAATAACCAACTAACTGTATATAAGTACTTTGCTTATTAATTACGAATTCAAGTCAAATAAAATATCAACAATGTTGATAAATTTATCAACTATTTATTATTTATTATATGCCAAAACAAAACGAACGTAACGCGGGAAGGAAAAGAAAGTTTGAAGGTAAAGTAGAATCAATACAATTTTTAGTTCCTACAATCCACAAATCTGAAATAAAGGAAAAGGTTTATAAAATACTTGATGGTTACAAAAAACAAAAACAATAGATAAAATGGAACTAAACGAAAATTACAGGATTATAACAGACGAAAACAATGTTATACTTCAATTTTTTGAAACAAGGGAAAAGGAAAATAAAAAGGATGGTTCTAAAGAGCCTTACGAATTTACTGACAACTTTTATTACCCTACTATTAAAACTGCACTTAGAGGCTTTTTAAATAAGTCAATTAAGCCATCTACAGGAGTTGAAGACTGCTTAAACAGGATTACAGAAGTTGAGAATATTATAAACTCACTAAAACAATAGATATGAAAACACTAATAGAAAATTACAGAGGATTTGAAATATTTTTTGATACGGATAACGAGAATTTTTATTCTGTATCAGATAAATATGATAGACAGGAAACTAAAAAGTCTTATGCTTCGGCTAAAAAGTCTATAGATGATTACATAAAGTACAATACAGAGTTTACACCTTTCTTTGTAGAAAAACATGGGTCAGTATTTAACGAGGCAAAAACTTTAAGAATAGTTGGCTTGCGTAAAGACAACAGGTTTATTGCGGAAGACATGGAAGGTATGAAGGGGCAATTATCTGAATATGATGAGCAAAGTTATTTTCTGCCAAATGATGAAAATGAGCCTATAAAAAACGTAATAGAAAATTTAACAAAGCAAATAGAAAACCTTAATAAATTGAGAAGTGCAGAAGAAAATAAGTTGATAAAGGTTAGCCTTAAAGATGTAAAAGATAAATATAAAATATAGTTTTAAAAGTTATAAATGTAGTGTGGTAGCTACTAACAGTATAACAAATTCCCCTTAAGTATTCGACTACCACCGTTGCTTTTGGGGTTTTTATTTTTATGGACATTAAGTTTAGGGCGTTTGATAAGCTAAATAATAAAATGCTTTACGTTGGTCAGTTTAAAATAAAGTACGAGAAGGATAATGGATTTCATGCAGGTAAATTTGATACTGATGGAGATTACTATCAACTTGAATTAATGCAATTCACAGGCAAAAAAGACATTAACGGCAAAGATGTTTATGTAGGAGATAAAAGCAAAGATGGTGGTGTTATAGAATGGTATCAGGACACTTGCCAATTTGTAATTAGATTCCCATGCGTTGAAGTTCAGGAATTGAAGGACTGCGAAAAATGGTTAGAAGTGGTTGGTACTATTCACGATAAAAATTAAGGTTATGCAAACTATAAAACAAAACCTACTTAAGAACCTTGAAGATATAAACGAGGTTTTCGATAACAATAACTTGGAAAAGCAAAGTTTATCTTTAACTGGAATATATAACGAATATGAGTTATGTGTTTACATTGATGTTGAAGTTAAAGTTAATACTGTATATGAAATTTATGATGATTTTTTAGATTACGACATTTCAGAAATAGAAACTATAACAATTACCGACATATTCGTATTAAAAGATGGATTTGATTCGGATGTAACTTTTACCAAAGAAGAAATAACGGAATATTTAAACGGAACAATTAAAAGATGAGTTCCCAGTTAAACCTTTTAGATGCGTTTGATGAATCTATTGTTATTGAGAATGCAAATATCCTTATTGATATGCTTAATGATGGGCTACCTAAAAAGGATTTATACTATGGTAATATTCATTTTAAATATAAAGGGTTATGGGTTTTAATGGCACAAAACAAAAATAAGGATGCTGTGTTTAATATATTAGATGACAAAGGTAAAACACCTAATGGATTTAATGCATGTTGGAGGTCTATAAATCACATTAAACATGAAATAAACAGATGTAATGGCACTACCAAAAGCTAACAAAGACCATCTATTTTTAAAAACACCTGCTGAAACTATAGTTGATGTAGTAGCTTTTAAAGACGATATAATAATGGTTAGGCAAATGACATTTAAAGCATTTATATATATGAAACAAATTAAAGGATGGACTTACAGCAGCTTTCAAAAAGGATTTCACAGTTATAAAAACACTTAAAACAAAAACAATGAAAATTACAGATTTAAAACCAAATGATGTTATACACATCAAAACTAAAAAAGAGGCTAAGGGTATAAATAAATTATTTAAAGACACATACGGATATAATCCAAAGTTTAAGCATGGTTTTTACGCTATTAAACACGCTGAATATAATTTTACTCTTGTTGTTTCTATACCAAACACATATTGTATATTTTCTGCTTCAAAGTTTCTTAAACCCTCATTAAACAAGCGTGTAAAGGCACTTGAACGTAAGATTAATATATTGGAAAAAGGATCTGATTTTATGCAGGAAATAAACAACATTGAAGTTAATACTGATGAAGTAGCTAATTGTAACGATGCGCCGGTAAATAAAGAACTTACTGAATTGCCTGAAAAGTGGTGTGTTAAAGCTGATAACTATGAAATTATAGAGTGGGTAAACACCAATATTTACGATTATATAGATAGATCCGAAAAACATCCTATTATTTACGTAACAAGCGGTTTAGAAACTACTTTCCGCAAAAAAGAAGATTATATTTTACTATCCACCGAAGACTTTAAACGCTTAGTGCTTAAGGAAAATGAACACGCCAAAGAACCTGAAAGTATAGATTGGTCTAAATCAAATATACTTGAACATAAGGGTCATGGAAAACCGTATTTAGTTTTGAGTAATCCAATCGGAAATCAATACTATGATAAGTTTCTTGGAACTATGATTTATACATCTCCTGATTACACTAATTTAAGACACGGAGAATATGATTCTTTTGATAAATCAGATTTTAAACTATACAAAGGCGAACCAATAACGCTGAAAAACGATTAATTATGACAAACTTAGAATATAAAAACGCAAAGGAAATATGTATTTTTATATGTGCCTTTTTAGCCTTTTTACTTTTCATTAGTGCGGTTCTTGCTTTTTACTTTCAACATCAACAATTTAAAAACGATTAATAATGAAAACACTTTTTATTACAGCAATGCTATTTACAGCATTAAACATGACCGCGCAACAAACTGGATTTGATAATAATTTAAGTCCCGGCACACAGCCTACAATTAATAACACGCTTACTGTTACAACAACTACAGGAACTATTAAAATAGGTGTTCATTGCAGAGAAGAGTATGGAATGGACACGGTAATTTCAGGCACAGCAAGCGATGGTAAGCATTATGAAATTGCTACACATTACAATTATAACTTTGAAACAAAGGGTTGGGATAAATACGTACAGGTTAGACAAATTAATAAATTACCTTGTAAATAGAATTAATCATGAGTAAACAAAAAGGGATTTCTGTAATAGTTACAAACGAAGCAGAATATAAAAAGGTACAAAACTTTTTAACTAAAGAAGTATTATATATTGGGTGGCATGATAATATGCTAACTCGTGAAACTGCTGTAGTATTGAAAGCAAAAAAAAATAGTGACTTTTCTACAGGCAGTGTTGGTTGTGCTGAATACCAAAGAGAATGCGGTATTAAAACAGTTCCATTTGTAGAAAACCTATCGGTATATTTAACTAACTAAATTATGGACTTAAAACAAGAAATTAGGATTTTAGAAAAGCATCAAAATTGGCGTATGGGTGCTGAAATACCTATGACACATCCACGAGATTTAACAGAAGCTATGAATATTGCTATATCCACATTAAAAACACTTAATCCATAATGGAACTTATAGTAAACAGTCCACTAATGCTTAAGTTAGCATTAGTGGTTGCTTTTATAATAGGCTTAGGCTTATTTATAGGAGCATACAGGACAAAAGGCGCAACACTTGAAGATATGCGCTTCTCATTTGTGTTTACGGCTGTATCGGCTTTATTATTGCTTTTAAGTTTAATAGTTTATTAAGTATGCCAAAATCATTAATTTATAGAGGTGTATATTTTAAGATTATTAAATATAGAGGCGTAATTAAAGAAAGATGGTACGCAATGCATGTATTTACAGGGGTAAGATGGGTTTCAAGGTTTTGCGATACAGAAATAAAAGCAGCCAAATCTTATGATGTTAGAAGAGTTGATATAGGATTAGAAGCGGTTAATTTTAAATTACTTACTGATGACTATTCTATACACAAAGTATCAAAGGTTTTAGGAGTAAATGTTTCACAGGCCAAACACATAGTTTTTCAAATAAAGCTAAAACCTTACAGATATAATTATAACCTTTATTATAAAAGATCTGTAATTGACAAGATAAATTTAAACCCTATATACCCAATACATAAAAAGCCTAAAAAGCCTTACTTTGAATTTAGCGAAATAACATTAGAAAGTAAAATGAATGGAAGATAAATCAACAGCTATAAAAAGAGAATTGCTAAAGTCTATTATTGAGCGATACGGAACTAAAGACCGAAAGTTTTTAATAGGCAAAGCGAAGGAATCGGGTGTTTATAAAAACCATGTAGACGATAACGAAGTTTATACCCAGTTAGAAAAGTTTGCTTCATTTCACAATCTACATATTGGCTATAAAGAAGAATTAAAACCCATAAAAGCAAGTAAAGAATTTATTGAAGTAATAGATGATGGCGGTATAAGCAGTTTAAAAGCTTTACAGGAAATTGATAATAATGAGCTATTCATTAAAACATTGGAAAGAGAACATGAAGAACTATCAAGAAAGCTTTTAAAGGTCACACAACTACTTAAATTATACAAACATGGATGAACTAACAAACCTATCATGGTACTGGCGTTTCTTAATAATTAGCGGAATTATAGCATGGGGATTTATATTGCTAAATATATACTGGTATATAACCGTTAAAATATCAGATTATAAAGATGCCATGAAACGCGATTACGATGCCGAAAACCTTAAATTAATCAATAAAGATAAAATGTCATGAGTAAAAATAAAATAGGTCCAGATGCTTCCGGCTGCGCGTTAATAATATTTGCATTATTTTTAGGAATAGCTTTAATTATAGCTGCACATAAAATATAAAATAAAAACCATTTAATTATGAGTAGTAAAGGAAATTATGAGAACCCTTATTTATGCGAAATAGATAGGTATGCTAAAGAAAGCCGAATTGTAGAAAGTATAATTGAAACTTCTAATGCAATTATTGAATCTTTAAAAGCTATAGAAACTAAAGGTAGTGGTAAGATTAGAAATAAAATGACACATTTAAAACCTAAAAAGAAAAAGAGGAAATAAAAAAGTCCCGAAGCATGGGAGTACTTCGGGACTAAAGACAAAAAACAATAAATAGTTTGAATAGAAAATAACAAAAAAACAATAGGGTGTAAATATACTTATTTATTTTTAATAGCATTAATCAATTCCGCAACGTTATCGGAATTTTTATTTATAGTACGGTACATAAGGAATATTACTATAGAAAACATCAACACAACGCCCCCAATTAGGTATAATACCCATGTTGTATTAAATTCCTCTGTCTTAGTTTTCTCTTTTTCCTTAGTAGTTTGTAATAATTGGCTATTGTACTTTGTAATAACTTCGATTAAAGCTGCATTACAGTCTGCCTGTTGAATTATTCCTTGTTTATCGTATATTACCTTAAGCTGCGTGCCGTTAGTTCCTTGTACGTAAATTGTCGTATCTCTATAAACTATGTTTGCCGGTGGAATATATGTAGCAATACCACCATCACGTTTTTCAGTAGTTTCTATTTGCTCTTTAAAGTCCGTATCGGTTTTAGTCTTTGATGCTTGCTTTTGTATATCGCAGGATGTTAACGACCATATTGTTATCGTCAACAAAATGGTTAGTAATAATCGTTTCATAATATTGTTTTTTAGTTTAAACAAAGGTAGTCAAATACTTAAACAAAATAATATTACCATTAAGCCATACTATTTTTAGCACGAAACCATACTATTTTTAGGATGATATCGTATACAAACAAAAAAACCGTGCATTGCTACACGGTTTTTACCCCTTAAAACTTATTACATGAAAATTACTTTGCTAAAGTAATGAATCTTTTTATATATTTGTATTCGTAGAGTCGTAGCTACAAATAAAAACATTATTAAAATTCCCTTGAATGAAGAGCCTACGACCTCGGATTTCAAGGGTTTTTATATTTTATGGAACTAATAAATATTAAGCACAACGAAAGTGGTGGTGTTATTTCAGCAAGAGAATTGCACAAATTTTTAGAAATTAAAACAGAATTTACAAAATGGTGTAAAAGAATGTTTGAGTATGGGTTTACTGAGGGTAAAGACTACATTGAGGTTGTTTCCAAAAAAGACGACAACTTAAAAGGCGGCAGAATTGATATTATAGATTATGCCTTTAACTTAGATATGGCAAAAGAAATATCTATGATACACAGGACTGAAAAAGGTAAGATAGCAAGGCAATACTTTATTCAATGCGAAAAAGAATTAAAGTCTAAAAATCACACTTTACCACAAACATTTTCAGAAGCTTTAATGTTGGCGGCTAAACAAGCTGAACAAATCGAGGCTCAACAAAAGTTATTAGAAGATAATAAACCAAAGGTTGAGTTTTACGAACAGGTAACAGGCAGTAAAGATGCATTTGATATGGTGGACGTTGCTAAAGTTTGTAATTTAGGTGTAGGTAGGAATAAACTGTTTGAGTTCTTAAGGGATATATCAATACTACGCGAAAATAACACCCCTTATCAAACATATATCGACGCGGGTTATTTCAGGGTTATAGAAAGCAAATATAATAAACCCGATGGCAGCGTGAATATCAGCCTTAAAACTGTAGTGTATCAAAAAGGCATTGATTTTATAATTAAAAAATATAACCAAAAAAACAAATAATAATTATGATAGAAATTAAAACACTTAGTTTTACAGAACAGGATATAATAGATTGTCAAGATATATCTATACTTTTAAATTATGAAATTGAGTTGTTAAAGCTTATGTCTCATATGAAGGCCGCAATTGATAACTTTAAGGATTTAAAAGAGAAAGGTACACCAGTACCTTATGAAACATATTCTAAAAACATAAGGTTTAAAACACTTTTGGGGATATTACATTCAACAATAAAAAATAGAATTTCAGGATTAAATAAGGATAATCCTAAAGTGGCTGTTAGGCATTTTGGAAGTTTCTTTATAGGTGTAGCACAAAAAGAATTAGATAACGATGTTTTTCAAAAGATAAAAGAAAAAGCTGAAGTACTATATAGTAATCAAATAGACTAATTAATCATGATAAAAAGAAGGACTTGGATAGTTACTGCTATTGTTTTAATACCATTTATTATAATAATAGGACTGAATATAGACAATAGTTTAAACATAAGCAAGGTTAATGGAGCAAAAATAATTGAATTGCAGCAGCAACAATTAATACATGGTACAGGCAAAAGCGTATCAACTGAAATAAGATACTTAGTTATAACTGATAGAGAAACATTTGTATGTGAATCTTCTTTAGTTAATGTAAAGTATAATAATAGCGATTTATTCTTTCATTTAAAAAAGGATAGCATTTACAATTTTAAGGTTTCAGGTAGAGGCAAAAGCTTACTGTTTGATTATAGAAACATATTAGAAGTTAACTAACTACTTAAAATAAAAAAGCCTCCATTACGGGGGCTTTACTTTTTAATTTATTTCATTCAAAAGCTTAATGTAGTATTTAAATTTTGTTTGAACATGATCCAAGCCTATTGCACCGCCATTTACAGCTTTTCTAACAGCTTTTACGCTTGCCTCGTCACTATATAACATCTTGCTCCATAACTTAGCGTATGTAAAGAACCAAATAGCACTTTCCCAAAAGTATTTTGAAGCTACTAAATCAGGATTAGCAATAATAGATTTATCCTTAGTGAAATTAGAAAAAGCCTGGTAGTTAGATTTAAAAGTAACCTGAATGCCGCCGCGACCTCTGTAACGCCATCCATCCCCGGATGCTTCATTACCATTTCCATAACGATCAGCATAAACAAAATTAGCAATCTTTTGAGGGTTGCCTGCTATTTCTTTTATTTTAGCTTTTTCTGATGCATCTAACCATCCGTCTTTATTACGGTCAAGTCGATACTTAAATATTTCAATAAGACGTTTAGCTGAATAATTCAGGTTCTCATAAGCTAACGTAAAATTACCTGTCTCATTATCTACATTTGCAAGTACATGTGCTAATTGATTATTACTTATACCCCAAACAGATTTCATTTTAAGTAATGTTTTCCTATCGAGTGTGCCGGTAAGAGGTATTTTATATTTTTCCTGAAATTCAATAATGTAGTTCATAAAATACATTTAAAGTGAATATCAAAGGTAATAAAAAACCCCTTAAATATTCTCAGTATTTAAGAGGCTAACAATTATGTGACCCATCACATGTAGCAAATGTACAACATTATTTTAAGTCCAGTCAAACTTAACGCCTCTTTTATTTAATTCCTCAACTGTTATTTTACCATTCAAATAAAGGCTGATGTTTTTATTTTCTTCCAAAAGCTTATTTGCTTTATCGATTGTCTTTTTACTTGCCTTTGTTTTCATGGTAACTACATTTTATTATCTTTTTCGTATTTACGTAACTTATCGTCCCTGTTCTTATTATAGTATATAAGACAAAACCAAAATACAACGGCTGAAAATACCGCTATTTCAGGACGTACAAGAATTAAGCCATCTTTCAACTGCTTTAAATATGCTAATATGATTATGAATACACTAATCATTAATGGAGGTACTGTGAATAGATATTTATTAGATATAAGCCATTCTAAAGGTTTATAATCTTTATGTCTTAAATACCTCATAAATATGTACCAGTAGCTATACTTCATGCCGGAAACAATGTAACTCATGTACACTATATAGCACATCATTAAAACTATTATTATTATGTTGGCTATGTTAATCATGGTTTTCTTCTTTTATTTCTTCATCAGCCAATAACTTTTTAAGCATTCCTTTAAAGTAAGCGGTTAAACCTTGCTTTACAATACTATTAGCCAAACCTACTATAAAAATACCAAATACACTCACAAAGAAAACATAAGTTGTTACAGGCCATTTAGTTTCAAGTAAAGGCCACATGTTTAATCCAAACCAAGAAAGACCTATAATGTACAATACTTGTATAATGGTTCGTGACCAGGAAAGTTGTTTATTTTGAATATCCATTCCTAAACGTATAGCGTAACCTGATAAGGCAGCAAGGAATATAGATAAAGAAAGCATAGGTGCTTCCTGCGATGTTTCAGAAACTATTACCGTAGTTAATAGCAGGAATGTTGAGTTATACATTGGCTTTCTATTACAGATGTAAAGGTAATTAAATTCTTTTAGTAATTTTTGCCAAAGAAAGCACAAGGAATACTATATAAACACAAATAACGCTTATAAAGAAGTAAATATCAACATCAAATGAAAATATTATATAGGGTAGGTTAATAAACCATAATACAATAATGCATCTTAAGCTTAATTTAGATATATATGTTGGCTTTTCTATAAATGCGTAAATTAATAGTATAAATAACAAAGGCGTTTCTGTTATGTGCTTTAATAGGTTGTCTAAAGTACACATTAATTCACTTTCTTTCTTTCCATTCATATAGTAAGAAAAGAATATGATAAAACCGATAAGGTTGCCTATCATAGCTAAAAAAGGGATATGAATAGCATACTTACTAAACATATCCCTTAGATTATATTTTTCGCTAAACATTAACGAGGAAACATTTTTTTATCTTTCCTTATTGGATAACCGCCATCAAGTGCATTATAAGTAACAAGACCTGTTTTTTGTACATCTGCATCCTGCAAGACAAAAGGCTCTTTGCTTCCTGTAACAGCTACGTCATTATAAGTTAAATAAACTTCTGTAGGTTGTTCATCTAAAAAAAAAGCTGTTTCCTGTCCTGAATTAGCAAGTGTTTGTGCTGCCTTTTTTGTGATTTTTAATACGTTGTAACTCATTAGTGTGTAAAATTATAAATTGTGTAAATAATGTAAAAAGTAAATAAAGCCATAAATATAAGCCATGCCCTATAATAATTACGGCTGTAACCCATTTCCCTTGTCAACTCGCTTAAAACGTTTTCCCGCCTTAATGCTATCAGTTTTTCTTTTAGTATCTTTAGTGTTTTTATTAAGTTTTTGCCCATCGCAAAATGCATAGTTCATAGTTATAATTACAGATAATATGCCCAATAATAAAGCTAATCTCTTTAGCCCACTCCAAATAATTATCAGTGTTTTTCTCATTGTTTTTTAGCTAAATCAGATATTGTTTCGTCTTTTTTAGCCGTTCCTGTAGATGATCCAAAGTAATAACCTGCTGCCATACTCACAAGGCCTATCATAGCTCCATTAGGTTCTCTATTTATATCCAGGCATATAAAAAAATAAACTATACCTGCTGATATTATTATCAATCCAAGTACAGGCTTTATATTATCTGATAAAAACTTCATAACCATTATTTTTATGTTAAAGCAAATATAATAAAAAAACCAACCCGTTAAGAGTTGGTTAAGTATAATTTGTTTTTAAGGCTATTTTTTAGACAACCTTTTGAGTAAAGCAGGAACGCCCCAATAAGCAAAAGCAATTAAAAATACCCCTATTCCACATAAAGATATAACACCATATACATTAGGATTTATTTTAACAAATGAGGATATAATAATTAAAATAGGTGCAATAATAATAGTAGCCCATGCAGCTCCTTTAGCACTTCTTTTTTCCTCTTCGTTTGCATCTAATGCTTTTTGGTGGCTTTGGCCTTGTAACCAGTTAATAATCCATGCAGCCGCCCATCCTAAGCCTATAGCCATAGCGCATATAACAATCCATGCAACGACTTTATCTCCAAATTTTCCGCCTATTCCAATATAGTTCGAACCGCCAATTACAGCGACTGCTACTGATATACCTACTCCATAATTTACTAAATCCGTTCTAAATTTTGTTGTCATAATATGTTTAATTTATTGTTACTTCTTGTCCGTTTGCAAATGTAGCACTTCCACCGCCTGTTACAACACTCCTTATACGATAATAATAATTAGCGGGTATATAGCCCTGTATATTATTAGTTTGGTTTTTAGTAATCGCTACTGCAACCGCAACACCATCGCTAAATCCTGCTTGGCTAATTGTAGTCCACGTTGTATTATTAGGGCTTATTTCTAAATATACATTACTTGCGCCATTTAATGTTACTAAAGTTAAAGCTACTGTATGTGTTATGCTATATGATACCCATGTAGGTTTTGTTGCAGATAGTATAGAACCTGTAGCGTTTAATGTTCTTGCAGGTGTGTTACTGTAAGTTGGTGCTATTGGTGTAAACGAGTAGTTAGGCACATTTAAAACCCCTGTAGCAGCATTATAAGTAGATGCACCTGTATTGCCTGTTGTGGTTAAACTAATTGATGCACGGGCACGTGTGTCGGTATAATTGTCTATTGTAGGCTTATTGGTTAAATCTGCATAGCTACCCGAAAACAAAGTAGGTTTTCCTGTAATGCTTGACCATGTTTGAGCCGGTACACTTGTAATATATCCTGCTCCATTAGTTAACTGATTATTATTTGTAGGTATATCGCTGACTTTCGCTAAAGCATCAAGAGCGAAACCAGTCCATAGCATAGTTGTTGAATTATAAACTGGAACGTTATCCCCTGGTACTGTAGTAAATAAATCAAATGGCTTATTTCCTGCTGCAAACATGAATATTACTACAACACCAAGTACTGCAATAGAACACGCTACTCCAATAATATTTTTAAATATCTGTTTCATGATTATGGTTGATTATCGGTTGAAAATGAACGTCTCCATTTAGTAGGTGACATTTTTATGTATGTTACTGACCATGTAGGCTGTCCTGGCCAAGGAGTATTTGGACAAAACAACTGAAAAGGAGGCTGTATATCCCCGTAATAATAATTCAATTGTGAATCTGTTTTCAATACAGTAAATTGATTGTTAACCAATGATTCCGCATTATATACCATAGATGCCAAATCTCTTAAAGTGTAGCAATCTTCAAGCTGTAATGTGTTCCCCGATTCATACCATTGTTGTGTAGTAATGTTAAATTTAGGGTAACAGTATAACATCTGAGGAATAACTGTTGTGTAGCATCCCGATGTGGGCTGAATAGTTGAATATCCGACATAAACGAATGTTGTACAATCGTAAATGTTGAATTGTTGAGCCTGCATAGAGGCTGTTAATAAAAATACGAGTAAGGCGATTTTTTTCATAATTATTGAGCTTTTATAAATAATACTTCTACGGCTTCCTGTGTCATATCGTCGGCAGTACTTGTTAGTGCTACTGTAGCGTAAACATATATAGTTTGTGTAAAATCAAGTGTTGTAGCAGCTCTTTTAGCCCCTCCATTTATTATTTGGTCAGTCGGCAAACTTGCTCCGTTTGCTGCGCCCGTAACTAAGCCCGATGAAGATATAATTAAATCTCTTGTAATCCTATTAAATCTCCCAGTTGCACTTGGTGTTAAAATAGCGTATACATTAGAAGAAACCATTGATGAAGAGTTGCTTAAATAGCATTTAATAGGTTTAGTTCCTGCAACACCTACATTACTAAAAGTAAAGTTTACGGATAAAACCCCCGCGCTAAGTGTATTTGCTGGTATCGGTTCTAATCTAAATATAGTTTCGGTACTTCCCGATACTGAACCCTGAACGGTTGCGGGTGTAACATCACATATAAGTATTTTAGGGTAAACCGTAGATGTACCACCAATAGTGCCTAAATCAGCAATGCCATCTGTACCTGTAGTATATGTAACGCTATTAACCCTTACCCCTGTAGTTAAAGTTCCTGTAGATGTAGGCGCGGTTAAATTGGGTGTAGTAGATTCTAATACCTTTTGTAATGATTTGCTTTGATAATCTTTTCCAAACCTTGTGTCTGTAGAACCTCCTGAATAATAATAACCCCCGTTACCGATAGGGGTTATGGCTGTAAAATCAGAAAAATCGTTATATTTAACTCTATATAATTTACCTGTAACAGCATTCAATTCTTCATTAAAATAGATGTAACCATCCGGCATTATACTGTTATCGTTCGTAAATATGGTACTGTTTGACCCTGAAAAGAACGATACAGGTCTACTTTCTTCAAGTGTTAGTGTAGCTGTATCTATTCTAACTATATACCTATTTTCATTATTACCGATACAAGCATGCATTATTAGTTTTCCCTGATATATATTAGCCCAATGCCAATACAAATCGTTTATTTCAGTACCTGGAGATATTGTTAAGGTTTCAGATTCTCTAACTAATTTCCCTGATAATGTATTATATACGGAAACCTTTAGAAATCTTGGATATGTAGATGAAGATGTATTGTCGTATGTAGGTAAATATAACTCTCCTTTACTTATTACAAAAGGAACACTCCTTAAAACTCTTTTGGTTATTGTAGTGCCTATATCGGCTAAATTAGTGACATTATTTAAATTTAAATCAGTTCTTATTATATAGCCTCCAAGAGTTGCGCTTCTTACAACTACTGAAAAAACACCATCTTTTGTGACTTGTATTTCTCCTGCGCTACCTTGATAATCATTTAATGTTATTACGGTGGCATCTTCTAAATCATAAGGATTTATTTTAAATACCTGTGTTCTTGCTCCGGCTGTTATACCTGCTTGCTGTATTCTTGTATTTCCGTAAAGATAACCATCAAATAATGTAATACCATGTACATCATACATTAGTCCCGATGAATCTCTATTAAGAAAATCAACAAATGTTTTATACTTATAACTACTTGATTTTAATTCTCCGTTTAAAGTATAGCAATCTTCAAAAACAAGAATAAACATATCATTATGGTCTGCTGAATTATAGCCAGTAGAACCTTGTATTATAATGTTGTTACCATCTATAAAAACAGCATGACAAAGCAATCTCGGAAACACTGACCTATCAGGAACATAAGGTGTAATATCAAAATACTTTTCTTCTCCTTTGTATATGTAGTACATACTTCTACCATCATAGGTGCTTGGAGACTCTATGTATTTGTATAACATGCATGATATAAACAAATCGTTTGTTATTTCTTCACGTCCTGCAATATTATCTAAAACCCAACCATTTTGAGGAAATTGTTTTCTATCCGAGCCATCGTTTGTAAATTCTGATGCTCCAGTAAAACCTTTTGAAGTAGGGGGGTAAGATAATATTGCAGAATTATTAACGCCATCACTTGAAAATTGCAATCCCTGTGTTTCTCCTCCTATCCTAAAAACACCATCGGTAGTGAATATTTTAATACCGTCTGCAACTTCTATATCCCCTGCAACAGGATTACCCTCTGTAGTTCCCGGCAAAGGTATAAACTGACCACTTAATCCTTCTGAAATATCAACAAACCCGTTTTCGTCAGCTTCAACACCTCCTATGTTAAGAGGCACATATCTTGAATCAGAACCATTAATAACTTTAAATGTAGGGTCTGAAATTTCTAAATTAAATTCGTCAACATATCTAAAAAAAGCCTGCTTATCCCCAGCACCATTTTTATAAGTCGTACCTGACTCATCGGTATGTATTATATCCTTATTTGTGGTATTACCTACAGTAGTTACATCTTGTAAGTCCTGTTCAGGTGTTACATTACTGTTTGTAGCAGCCGCAAAATCTCCTAATACTAATTGCGTGCCTGAACTTCCGTAAATGCCGTTGTCTCCGATGAATTGAACTAAATACAAAACACCATCTTGTGTGTAACTAAAATAGTAAACTAAGTCCTCGTTTGATAAATCACGAGACTCGCTATTAGCAGCCGTTACATAATCTCCCGTTGGTAATGAACCTAAATCTATTGTTTGAGTGTTAGGGTCGTTAGTTATATCGTCAATAGTTAAGTAATAAGGCGCGCTTAATTGCGTAAATGAGAATAATGGTATCGTTGTTCCACCAAAACCCCATGAACCTGCACCCCTCGAAAATCCAAAAACATATCTTAAAGTATTGGTTTCGGTAGTCTTATTTATAACAATATAAACAGGTGTTTCAGATGAAGAAATAGATATAGGATAATTTCCTGTAGGTGTTCCTGCATTTAGTAAACTTCTTACTGTTGTTTCTGTTACATTTACATCACTTTCTACATAAAAGCTTCTTGTAGTACCCATAGGAGAGTAGGGAATGCCATCATTGTCATTTAACTCAACTCGTTCTGTTCTTTGCGTGTTTGGATTCCATATAGCTGCTAATTTAGTTCCTGAAACATACGCAGGAAGTTCATCTATTCTTTTACTATTTGAAACTATAAGGTTAAAAGCTGTATTTAACCTATTTAAGAACTGCAATATTTGTGTGTATTGGCTCATTATTTAACTTGTTTATTAATATTCTACAAAACCTCCATTACCTATGTCAAGCAGACCTGGTATCTCAACGTTTGTACTATCTGTTATATCATTTATACTTCCTGAATTAGAAGAGAACACACCGCCTGTTTTAACAAGATTAGCACTCACTACATAAAGGTTTGTTTCGCCTAATGCAACATCAAAATCAGCGGGTGCATTACTAACATAATAAACTCCATCAATTTGCAATGTTTTATGGCTTAAGGCCTGTACTAATTTACGCATTATCTCTTTTGTTACGGGCAAAAAAGTAAACTTATCCATTTCGTAAACATCAGAGTTAAGCAAAACTACTGATGTATCTGTATTATAGGTTTCTATATCCTGATTAGAAACAGCAGAAACCCTATCTATAGGTAATCTTATTATATTAGTAATGCCTGTGCTGTAAAATATATCTGTGTTATCAGGGTTTGAATACCTTATCTCAACAGTCCCCAATTGCCTAACCTGAACGTTTATTCTCTCGCTTATATGGGTTAAGTTTCCAAATGTTGTATCATTATTGTTAATCCTGACTGTTATGTTTTGGTTTTGGTAGTTTACCATATCTATAGTAAACTCGTAAACTTCATAATTAAATAAGTCATAAACAGCACCGGCAATAACATTCATAGGCGCGCCTGTGTATTGTGAATTAATTACTATTACATCGGCTTGAAAAGTCTCGTCATAAATAATGTTATCTATTAAATACCAAGCGCCATCTACTTGAAAGTAGTTTCCAAAAGATGCCCATTGGGGTAATGTACCGTTAAGGGAGTAAGGCTCAATTACAGCACCTGTGCCGTAATCATAAATATTTCCAGACTGAAAGTATATTCCAGTCTTATTATCGCCTAAGTTAACCTTAATTGCATCCCTGCTGTCTGTTACTCCTATGTTATTTGATTTTAGGAATACAGGTATTTGTATTTCAGTACCATCGCTTAAAATAACATACGCAAGGTTTTCATTATAGTTTGACTTGAATTGTGTTGTAATTATATCAGCCGTTTGAAACTGTTGTATTTCTTTATAAGGTAACCTAACGTTTACTTCACAGCTTAAAGTATTTTCATCATTACGATAATTACCTGCATCACTAAAGTTTATCCTGTTAGCGAACCTTATGCTGTTACTTTTAGATATATAAAAAAAAGGCAATCTACTGCTTTGTATTTCATCAACTGTAAATGTTAATGTTTTTACACAGCCGAATTGATCTTTTATATATAATGTGTAGCTACCTGGCGCAATACCAACAAAAGTATTTTCAGATTGATAATTTATTCCATTTAAACTAAACTGTAATGTTAATCCATAAGGTTCTTGATAATTTACTATCAAGGTTGCGCCATTAGGACTATTATTAACCTGTACATTGAAATTAGCAGGGTTTAATAAATCAGGCGTTCTGTAGCTTTGACTTATAGTTACTGAGGGTACTTCTCTATTTGTTACCCTAACAAGCCCAGTTGTACCCCTAAGTAAGTCTATATTGTAAGTAGGTGTATTGAGTCCTCCTATAGATATAGGGGAACTTATTTGCGACATATTCTGATTAGTAACTATATTAAATCTGACGTAATCACAAGGGTTTTCGTTTTGAATAGTATATGTTAGACTTGTAAATGCAAAAGGCGGTGTAAATACTATAGTATTAAACTGAACATCATAATCAGTTAATACATTAGGATTTCCCTCTAATTTTAAACATTGGACTCCTGTAAATTCTATAAAATCATAAAGAGTCGTTATGGTTACGCTATTATCTTCAAATGTTACTCTATATCCATCAGCATTTGATAAATCTAACTGGAATGCTGTAGCATAGTTACGTGCAGTATTTTGTCCTGTGCTAATAGGGCTTGTTGCAGTAAATGTATTCCTGCCATCCCTAACTACTCTGCCTAAATGAAAGAATGTACCGTTATCGCCTATTAAAACACGTATAGAGCCATTTACAGGTACATCTTCATTGAATGTTATTACTACTTGATTTATCATGTGATTACCTGTTAGCTATAAGCAATTTAAACTTACCATCATTTGGCTTCAAATTTAGTAAATAACCCTTTTGTATATCGTTGTTTTCGTCTATAAATTCAATAAGTCCATAAATATTAGGCTTTCGCTTATTATCAACTATTGTATAACCTTCTATTTGCCTCATTAATTCAGGTGTTATTGGATGTATAAACTCTATTGTCTCAGGTAAATACCGTGATCTTTCTAATTCACTGTTTTGTATATTACCATTTTCCGCCCTTTCAACGCCACCTATTAATTTAGTTATCAATCCGCTATTTGCCGTACTGCTTGCGTATCTTAAAAACTCATTTGCGTATTTTTTAAGACCTGAACCGATAACCCAGCCATGCCTTAACAACATATTAAAAGGGGAAAACCTTAAATTTGTGGCTGTTTCAGGGCTATAAACGCCTATAGGGGATTGTTCAAAGTCATCTTGCCATTTCCTCTCCTCAAATATATATTGGGGTTCGGTATTTGTCCCATTATCAAACTCATTTCTTTTTAAATCCTGTATAAATATATCGTTATCATAGCTTGAATCTTCTGTTGGGAATAAATTATAGGGTTTACGCCTAGCAAACTCTTTACCGTAACTGTCAGCACGGTAATCTGAAATCTCGCTATACGTGTTTTTAAGCCTTTTAATGAACGTTGTAAATGTAGAACGTGCATTGTATTCGTCAAGCCCCATAGCTTCTTCGTAATCGCCTCCTTTAGCATATCCTATATCCACGCCGCTATAATAATAGTTAGGCGCAACAGAACGTTTTACGTCGCTTACCTGATTAGGCAATCTTATCCTAACATTGTTATCATAAAAGTATCTTTTATCTTCTATAACTATTGTTTCACTGTACCCATTTTGCTCTATTCCTAAACCTATATTCCAAATAGCTTCATTACTTGAAATGAATTCCTTAAAAGACGTTGTAAGTGGCTTAAAAGGGTTTATTTCATTTGCAGTTGATATAGGTAATGAATCAAAATTCCTAATCCAAAAACCATGACTATAACCATTTAATGAAGCCCTGCCATCCTCGGTGTATCCTATATCAGTTCTTCCGAATATACTTGATTTAAAAGACCTGTTACGACCTGTCATTATTTGCACAAGCCTATTGGCTAACTCAAAAGCAAGGATAAATTTAGACTGTGAAGGTTCAGCATAACTATCTTCAACAATACTCATATTAGCATTTATCCCAAAAGCATTAATCCCTAAACTACCGTCGCTCAAAGTACCACCTAAGTTAGCATGAACAAAAAACTGTAATGATAAGCTTTGACCTTGAAGCAACTCAAAGTCGTTTTCATAATTTACGTTCCAAACCCCTGGTGGTGTTCCTAATGCTGTACCACCAAGTACACCTATACCTCCAAGATTAGTAGTATCAAATAGATTATATCTTTGTGCAACATTATAATCTGTACCGTTACTGTACTTTGTGATGTATAATATATAGTATTCGTTTTCTGTATCGTCTTTTTGATAAACATTAGTAAGGAAAGACATGTCAAGTTTTAGTTTAAACCGTCTATCCCTATCGCTATTAGCAAAAAACATTATTCCTGTAGTTCCTTGATTAGGTCCCGTTACTGTTTGGTCACTTATAGATTGTGCGTTTTCATGGCTTTCTACTACTAACTTTATAGGGACACCAACTACTTGTTCTCTATCTGTACCTCCTGAACTTGAACCCGCAGCAATATAAACTTGTGCAGCTACTGTATTACCAAACCTACCTGAATCAGTTTTCCATCTTGAATCTAAAAGTATATTACGACCGTTTAACTGTACTGTATCTATTCTTAATGGATCAATAGCAGCACCATCCATAGTTGTTAACCTTGTAACTTCTACTTTTTCACTTTCCCTTGCTTTTAATATAGTTTCAAATCCGGCATTGTTAAATTTGACTGAAACCACTTTTTTATCTATTTCATACGTAGTTAAATCTAAGTTACCATAGTACGCTAACTCCATTATATCAGTTTGAGGATTGGCAGTTTGTTTTGTCAATCTAATATCTGCTTCTATACCCTGAACATCATAAACTAATTTAATATAATCAGCACCGTCATCATGAAACTTCAAAGCATTAGAGAATTTAGGAAATATGCCATGATATTGTTCATGTCTTGTAAGCTCTTTATCGTCTGTTTCCCATCCTTCTGGTTCTTGTACAACTATAGACCCCATTTGTTCATTAAAAAGGGTATAGCGTACTCTATCTTTAAATGCAGGGTTAGCACTCATTTACCAATGTTTATTATTCATTTTCCAAAGTTCGTGATTTATATCAATGTTTTTGGTTTTGATTTGATTAATAATTCGTGCTTTTTTGAATCCTGTTTCAATTGAATTTTTAATATCCCTTTTTAACTGGTCATTATTAACTGGTTGTTGACTTTCATTATAACCTTGAATGCGCCTATTATCGTTTTTAAGATTATAGAACATGTTTTTGGTCATATAGTCACGATATGCCTGCTTACTGCTGTGTACACTATCCCCTTGTTTCAATAAAGTAAGTGTAGGTACATTAGGAGTGACACGTATTTTACCGTCTTTACCTTCTATAATTTCCTGTACACCACCATCCCCTACTATAGCCATTTCTTCAATACCGCCTCTCCTACCATGTTTATATTTAGGTATAGGAGTAGCTAATACGTTAGCTAATTGAACAGCACCAACACCGGCCGCAATGGCTGCTAACGTTGTAGCACTAATGGCAAAGTCAAATTTAGGCACTTGTGCTAATGTAGATATTACAGCCAATGCCGTTTGTTGTAAAACTTGCGCAACGTTAAAGGCTTTGTTGAATATAGCTTGCTTGCGTTGTTCTTCACGTTTTTTCCTTTCAAGGGCTGCTGTTCTTTTTGCACTTTCTTCTTCTATTAGTTTCTTTTTTTCTTCATCATCCCCCGCTAACTCCGTTTGTCTGCTGTAATAATCTTGTAAATCAGATAATTCTTCGTCTATTTTACTAATACGCCTTTCAAATAAAGTGTTTGCTAAGTTACCTAATTCATCTGATAGGTTTTTTGAGGTTTCAAGTATAAATTGTGCTGCTGCTACATTAGCATCTTTTACAGTAACAAGGTTTTTTAAATCAGTACTTGTTTTAGCATCAGATAAAGCTATTTCAGCATTAGAAAGTTTAGCGGCATAATCTAAACGCTCCTGGTCGGTCAGATCAGTACGCGCTAATAGTTCTTTAAATGATGCTACCTGTGTTTCTAATGCTCGTATTGCATAACCTTTCTTAATATCGAATATATTACGCTCATGTGCTTCTACTGCTGCTTCACGGTCTTTAAAACCTACTTCTTCATTAGCGAAACGTTCATTTTCACGCATAAGGTCGGCATTAAGCAATTTTGTGTTTGCTTCATCCTGCCTTTGTATGCGTTTTTCAAACTGTGAGATTAATAAGTTATCTAATCTGTTTTCGGTGTCTTTATTTATATCATCACGTTTTTTTTGTAGTTCCTCTACAGCAAGCAACTCCTGATTATTTAACGCCCTTTTAATTTGTCCTCCTTTTGATAAAATACTTATTTCTTCATCGGTCAAGTCCCTTACTTTATCATTATACTGGCTAATATTACGAAGTTTTTTTACTGTTTCTTCTTCGGCTATAGATAATTGAAGCCTTGAAGACCTTAATACAGCATCATTACGTTCTTCATCAGTTTTATTTTCATCGTTAGTAATAGCATCGTTTTGCTCCCTCACTAAATTTAACCTGAATATAATTAAGTCAGATAATGCGTTTTCTTCGTCTTTTAGGGTTTTATATTTATCCTTTTTGCTTTTTACTTCTTTAGCATCAAGTAATATAGATTCTGCCTGTAATTGGTTAACCTCTTCTTGTGCCGGCTTAACTAATTTTTGCAAGCCATTAGCTTCGTCTTTAAGCTGTTTTAAAGAGCTTTCGTTTATAGCCTTTTGCTTCTTATCTGTATCGGCTAATTCTTCGTTATATAGCTGCCTTTGTCCTTGTTGACGTAGTATTTCTTTTATCTCTAAACCTATTTCTTTTCTACGAGCTATATTAGCATCAACTTGCGCCTTAGTAAGGTTTAAGTTAGCACCATCAATTTTTTGTAATTCAGATAATTCAGTACGTAGCTTAGTTAAAGGTGCGGCAAAGCCTTCACGTGCTTTTATTTCATCGTTTATATCAACTATCCTATCTTTTATATTGTCAACTTCTTTTTGCTTAGATAATGCTTTTGTACGTGCATCTATAGCTTTAAGCAATTCCTGTTCACTTTTACTATAAGACTTGTTTAGTATTTGTGCATCGGATAAGTCTTTATAATAGTAAAAATACTGCTGCCTTAGTTTTTTAACAGCTTCCATACGTGCATCAGTGCTTAGAGCATCGTTTTTGGCTATGCCTTGTAGTTGTTTTAAGCTGTCTGCCTGTTTTTGGAAGTCTTTTTGTGAATCATTAGATGTATTTAATAGTTTTTGTTGCGCCCTTCCAACGGCAGTTAAAGCTTCGTCAAAATCTCCTAACGTTCCAAGTAATTCTATTATTTGACCTCCAAAGAATGTTAATCCTACAACACCTAATGTAAGGAATGTGTTTACAGATAACAAAGAAGATCCAACACGTGCCAATATGCTTGGTTGTGCAGCTAATGCGGCATTTGCTTCTGTAGCTGCTAATGTTTCTGCTGTTAATGATGCGGTTGCGGCAGCACGTGATATATTGGCACGCCCTGTGGCTGCTATTTCTCCTTGAATCGATGCAACTTGTTCTACCGTTGCACCGGCATTTAATAACGTAGCTTCTGTATTAGCTACTGTTTCAGTTGTAGCTATTCCAGTTGTTTCTATTTCTTCTAAATGGGCTAATACTTCTTCACGTATTGCTGCTGCCTGTTCTCTTGATGCGCCAATGCTTGCTATCACAGATTCTACTTGTGTAGCTAAACTTTCTTCTAAATCATTTGATATTTGTACGGCTGCTTGTTGTGCTTCTGTCTGTGTTGCAACAGATGCTGTATATTCTTCTGCTACCTTTTTAATTTCAGACAATTCACTTTTTATAGTGGTTAAACTATCAAAGAATGCGGGTAAGTTATTTGATATAGCAAGAAAGAATGTGTTAAGCGATACAGCCGCAGATGGTGCTTCTCTTAATATCTGTTGTATTGAGTTTCCTAACGCATCAAATTTATAATTACCAACATTACGCTGATTCCTTCCAAGTGATGCATCTATTTTTTTTAATTCTGTGTCAAGTTTAAGTGTTTCGCCTCTCAATTCAGCGAAGCGTTTTGTTAGGTCTGTAAATTCAGGTGTATTAGCTTTCCCGGCTTCTTTCAACCGGTACAATTCAACGGCAACACTTGCAGTAGCCCTGAACGATTTATTAAGTTCAGCAGACATTTCCCCATAAGCATCTTTTTGCGATCTTGTCGCACGTTCAACTTGTGCTGCTTGCTGTGCTTCAAGTTTTTCTGTCTTAATTTTTTCCTGCTTAACCTTTTCCGAAGATATTACAGCGTTAGTTTCTTCTTTAAGCGCATTAGTATTGCTTAAATGCGATAGTTTTTCGGCTTCAATGGCTTGTCTTGCTTCATTGGCTATCCTTGCCTTTTCCCTTGAAACCTCATTATTTATTCTTTGTTCGGCTGTTAGGCTTGCAATTTGTGATTTAAGCCCTGCAATAACTGTATCTTGCTCACGTAAAGAGGCTATTATACTATCTGTAGCAGCCTTTTCTTTACGCTTATTCTCTATTAGATTTTGATTTGTTGATGTATCTGTACGGTATGCGGCAACAACGGCATTTAGCTCTTTAGCCGATGCCTTTAAGTCGTTATTAGCTTGTATAGCTTTCTGTATGTTTTTCTCGTAGTCATCCCCCCAATACAGCGCGGCATCTGTAATTAACTCCTGCCTGGTAATTATTCCGTCTTGTGCCATAGATTTATTATTATTTAAGCTTCAATAAGCCTTAGTTTGTTGTTTAAATCCATGATTAAGCCAATAATTATAATATACTTAGCATTTAGTTTTATGTAATATTCTGATTGGTCTAAATCTATTGATTTCAAAAGGTTAAGAATATAAGCTATAAGATTTGACATTTTAAAGGACATATTTAATGCATCAGAAAGTTCTTTATATGAATATGATTTTTTCATCTCTTTACTGTTTGTGGTTTGCTTTTATCTTAAGGTCTATTTGCTTACCCAAAGATAACACTTTAGTTGCGGGTATTGTATTAAAGTCTAAATCTATACCTAAAAACACGCTATAACTGGCAAGCATATCATCAACGCTATATTTAGCATCGTTTTCATCTTGTTTAGGGAGTTCCTCTGCCATTGCATCTGCTTTAACCAATAAACCTTCCGCTTCTTTTTGAATACGCTCTAAATCTCCTAAAAATGATTCATGAGTTATAGAGTAACCGTATTCAATTAATTGGTCTATAGTCTCTTTATCATAATCCCATGATAATATCCGGCATGCTATTATAACCCAGTTGTATTTAGCCTGAAAGTGATATATTTCTGCATGAATCTTTAGTATACGCTTGTCGTCACTTGATGGGTTTAAAGATAAATATTCTGAATGTATGCTATCCCAAATATCATTTAATTCGTTTAATTCTAAAAACTCATTTTCAGTACATAGTAATGTGTAATCATGATTCTGACTTATTTTAATAAAAAGCTTGTAAGGAATAATATCAAGGGTTTTGTAAATCATATACTTAATTTGGTTCTTATATCCTGAATGAACAAAGGGAGGATTGATTGCTCAATTACCTCCCTTAAATTTTTATCTGTTAAGCCGAAAATATCTCCTGACAAGAATGTACTATATCTACTAAGATGTGCGCCTACTAAGTCTTTGGTTTTACTATCCCTTGAATAAAGCTTAACGCTTTGATTCTGTATTTCCATGTAAAAACCGCTAAAGAAGTCGCCTGTATCATATAAAGTAAAAGGTGTTCCTGCACGTTTATTTGGGTTTATAGCTTCTGTAGCACGTGAATAATAACCTATTGGACTACCGTATATATCTATCTTTTCATTTAGTAACTGGTCTTTATTCTTATCTATAAACTCTTTTTCGCAACTACGTATAACATCAAAAAACTGGGAAATAAGAGCATCTTTACTTATCGCCCTTGCTTTCTGTAACGCTTGGTTTAGTGTTGCCATTTGTTGCTGCTTTATAAGCCTCTTTTAAGGCTATTTCACGTGCTTCTGGTTGCAGGTTAGCAAAGATGTGTATTTCCTCGAAAGTGTCTTTAAACTCTTTGTAAGTTGCATTATAACCTTCTGCAAACAAAATACCTTTATAAACATTTCTGTTTTTTAACAAAGCTGCTTTTTCTGATTTTTTACTCATGGCTTATATGTTTACAGTTAGTACACCGTCTGCTTCATACATCGTATCTACTATAACAATAACGCCATCTACTTCTACAGTCCATCCATCAGCTACAGCCGTTGCTGTAATCTGATAAACACCGTTAGCATCAGCAGGAACAAATGTTACAGTTTGAATAACACCGGCTGCATTACGTACAATCACATCAGTACCCGTTAAAGTAGTTAATGGCCTGTTACCGCAATCAGTAATAGCTGTAAAGCGTATTGTAGTTGTAGTTGCTGAAACCTGGTTAAGCACAATATCAAATATACCTCTAAGGTCTGAGCCGAAAGTAGTTTTAACCAATACACCGTTATTTACGATGTCTTTGTAATCTGCATAAGTAACAGTTACTAAAGTAGTCGCTGGCTTATCAAGTACCGGACGTTGGCGTATACCTACGTTAATTGTTGCTTTACGACCTCTAACGCTTCCATCCTCATTCATAACGCCTAAGAATGAATCGTCATTATTCAGGTCAAACAATTGGTTATATTCAGTGTTTTGTATAGAGTCTAACGCTGCATGAGAACAAAGTCCTAAGTAGCATTCGTAAGTTAAGCCCTCAACAGGTGGCGCGGTTTGAAACCTGTAATCTCCTGTAGTATAAAATACAGGATCAGTATTTGCGTTAGTTACTACACGTGCTGTATATAGCGGTATAATATCCTTAGCCTCTATAGCATCAAGCCATGCCTGTTTTGTTTTAAAAGCGGTTAATGTTGGGAAAGCAAAACCTGTACGGGCTGCAAATTGCAGTTTTAATACACCCTCAATACATTCATTGTTTGATCCTGTATTTCTTGGTTGTGCTACATCAATTCCGCATAGTTCGTTTATTACGCTCATAATGTTTTATTTTTTTAATAGTTAATAAGCTAACAATTGTAGCCATCTTTATCATATTTTATATCTAACCTAACCTTAAAGCAATGGTATGGTTGGTTGTCGTCGTCACGGTTAAAGAATAAACCTCTGTAAACATTATCTATACCTGTGATTACTTGATTTATGGTAACAGTATTAATACCTAAACTAAAACGCTCTATTACCTTTAAAACATCCATTCTTACCTCTTCATCACACCTGTGTAACACATCGGGTTTAATTTCAGTAAGATTTAAAGTAAAGTAAAGGTCTAACTGTGTACTATAAAGACCATCATTCTCTTTTTGTTGATTACCAAACAATACAAAGAAGCATTTATTTGCTTCTGCGTTATTTACTGTTTCATAATCTCCATTTTTAAGATAATGCTCAATGGTTGTTTGATTATCCCTAAACTGTATATAACAGCGTGGATATATTTCAAGTTGATTCGCCCATGCTAAACGTTCATTAATAACATTCTGCATTTTATTAACCAAGCTATCTATACCTATAGGATTATCTTTAGCTATTACCATATCCTTAAAGCTTTTAACGTAGGTGCTAATTTAACAGTTCCATCAGGGTTTAGCGTTGCTCCATCAGGTATTTTAGTAGGAAACAAAACATCAATAAGTAATGCTAATGCTTCCCTGTATTGACCATATAAGCCAATAGTTACGTTTTTACCTTCGGGTGTATACACTCCATGCAATGCCTGGTATAAATCAGCATCAGTCAGTTTGTAGCTGTTAGTGTCTTTATTGCTTCTTACGGTTAAACGTAATTGCTCTATAGTCTTAATAGCCATACTCAAACCTATAACATCTGTAAACGAACTTGCATTAACTGTAATGCTATCTGTGTAATCAGTTAAATAGTTTAGGCTTTCAATAAGGTTATTAAACCTATATCTTGCCCTCATATTAACGTCGTACACTTTATGCAATACATCAACAGCCGCATCTACTTTTATCTTAGCTAAGATTACGTTTAAAGTATCTTGTGTAACATCAACATTTTCTATAGACTTAAACACTTTTTCAACCGTTGCCAATGCATGAAAACTATTCACGAACAAACCGCTATCTGTTGCTTCGTTTTCAGGTGTAATAACAAGGTTAGTTGGCTGCACAGGTGCAAACCAACCAACTCTGTTTTTAAGTGTGTCTATGGAACTAATGTTATACACTACTCTTCTGTTTTAGGCGTTACGTTTAACTCTACAAGTTTACGCGAAATAGCCGATTCTAACCTGTCAGCATCAAAGTGTGAAACATCGTCGCCTACTTCGTACTTATCAGAACCATATACAGCCCTATCCTGAAATGGATTTACTACTATATACTTTCCCTCAACTTCTTTTTTAGGTCTACCCGCCATTATTATGCTTGTGTTATAGTTGTATCAAGTAAGAATATAGAGTTTACATTGTCAATTACCGGCACAACACGAGATTGTGATGCAGTAACTTCCATTAGTGAAGGCCTATTTAGTCTGTATTTAGATACAAGCATAAAGTTGTCTACTTTTTGGTAAGCAACACCTGCAACCGGTGCATTCTCTTCTGCTAATGTAGCATATACAAGCGCACCTAAATCAGTACCGCTAACGAATACAACAGAACCTGCTTTCCACGGTTTAACTACTGTATTAACGCCATTACGTTGTAATGTAACTGACCTGTTTACAATTTCAATATTAAGTCCGTAACGAGATCCTAAAGCTGTATTTACTTGGTCAAACGTTGGAGTTGGAACGTTAGCCCCAAATATTCCAAATGATGCAGCATAAATATCTTTCACCTCTTGCGTTTTAATGAAGTTGTTGAAAGTAGTCCTATCCATCATCATAGTGGTAGGTGTTTGGCTTTCTAAATCAGCAGCATCAAGTACGGTCTGTATATCTGTTATTGGCGTAGCATTTATGTTACTCCACATTGTATCTGATTGCAGTAGGTGTGATGTAGGGTAGTTAAAATCTAACCTTACACCTGTACCAACAGTTTCTGTGTCATCAATAACACATACACCTGAACTTAATCCTTCTAAGAATATAGCTTCTATACGCTCATATTGTGCGCCTATAACAAGTCTTGTATCACTAAAGAACAAAGCAAGTGCATCGCTAATTCGACCTAAAGCAACTAAAGTTTGTAGTTCAGTTAGCTTTTGTTCACGTATTGTAAGTTCAATACCCATTTTAGGTATTTCTCCTGTAGCAGAAGCTATTGTTGGTCGTGTTTTAAGTGGCAATGAAGAATCCATTGCAATAACATCAGCAGCAATAAGCCTGTTATTTACACTTAAGCTATTCCATTTACCATCTAAGCTAAAACGCTGTGATAAGAATCTCCTGTACAAATAAGTAGGTACTAAGTTTTCCCCATTAAATGTTTCTACTACCCTAAGCGTAATGCCTGGGAAGTATAATTCGAGCCATTCGGCAAAGTTTGATTCGTCCATTAGTCTGCTCTTTGGTCAATTAGTGGTAAAGCCGTTTTAACTGCTGCTGCAATAGTAGCAAAGTCATAAGGGGCTGCAACCGGGTTAATAGTTCCACGTACCATAATTCCTGCGAAAGGTTTTGATGTACGTATTGTGTTTATCAATACTCCCGCGTATGTATGTCCTGTAGGTAGTGTAGCGTAAGCTGTTGCACCACCATTTACAGGCATAGGCTTGTATTGTTGATTTGATGTTTGTACGATTATTACGTGTCCTGATTTAATAAGTTCAGGTGTAAAACCGGTAACATCTAAAGTCCTGCCTCCACGTATAGACTGAAAGTTATCTACGATTACTATAGAATCCTTACCATCATCATACTGTACAGGCTCATTGTTTAGATTAGCTACTGCCATTTTTTTTAGTTTTAGATTTTAGCCATTACGGCATCAATTTCTTCTTTTGTCGCCTCTTTTTTAGAATCGCCTTTAGCACCTGTGCCGCCCGGTTTATCATTACCAAATTTAAATGAAGAATAATCGGATGCTAACTCTGTAATAGCTGTTTCAAAGTCCTCTTCTTTAGAAGGTATACGTCCTTTAAATACTGCATCAGGTAGACCTTTAACTCTTGGATCTGATTTAAAACGTTCAGCAATTGTTTTTTGTTCAAAGCCTGCAACTTTACCAACTATTCCATCAAGTTTTTCATCCTGTGCTTTCACATAGGTTTTAAACCATTCAGGAGCATCATCTGCTACAGTCTTAACTTCTTCTTTAGGCTCTTCTTTTTTAGGAGTTTCAGGATTAGCTTTTTTACTTGCTTCCGTTGCTCTACGGTCTGCTTCCGATGCTGCTTCTAAAACGTCATCTTCTCTGTCATTGATATAAGCATCAATTTCAGCATCATTGTCGATTTTAGCCGCCCATTTGATCGCTATGCTTTCTTTGTAAGTCTTTGTAATAGATTTGCCCTTAAACTTAAGTTCAATTGCAGCTAATACTTTATCCTTGTCTACAGCCATAATAAAATTATTTTAGTTTATGTTCACAACAAAAAAAGCCACCTCACGCAATTGAATGCATAAGATGGCTATAAGGTATTTACGTATTTTTTTGAGTGCTATGCATCTTCACATAGTTTGTTTACAGCAAATGTAACTAAATTTAATTCATAATAACATTTTTGTTAAATATTTTTATTAGTTGCCGTTACAGGTTGTTGATTATTTATTTGTTGTAGTGTAAATTCTGCATCATCGCTTAATCCTGCCTGCTTAATTGAATCTAAATGCGATGTAACTGGTAAACCTCCGTTTGCCTTCATTGCGTTGTCTATACGGTCGCTTTCATCATCAATACTGAATAAACTAAATATAGGTGTTATTTCTATTTCAGAAGCTATTTTTAGATTAGGGTAAATATTACCTAACGCACTAAGTAAAAAGTTAATTCTCCTTTGTATTCCCTCTCCGTAAGAACCATTATGATGGTCTGTAGCGTTTAAATGTGCATCAATCATAATCCTATCAAAAGCAACACCTGAAACATCCCCTAAGCCCTTCATTTCGCTAAATGATATATTTGGTGTTTGAGTTATTGTATAAATAAACTCTGTAAGTTTTTCAATCTCTAATTTAATTGATTCCGGTGCGCTATCCCAACTAACATATTCAAGCTTTGCCCCTTCTCCTTTTCCTTCAATTAATTTACCCTGCTCGCCTTTATCAGACCATCCCTCTATCATTCCGTTAGAAAATAGTATAGGTGATCCGTTGTAGTCGTTTGTATCTGCAAAGTTTGACATTAAGACTTCCAACCTTTCAATCATGTTTTGTACATCGTGCCAAACTGACTGTTTTATACTATAGTATATAACAGGTATTTTCCCATAGTTATGCTGTATAACTTCTTCTATAACCCATGTATAACCTGAACGCTGTGTATATCTAACTATTTCAAGTTCATCATAAATATCTAAATGGTTAATTACCTCGTTGTTTAATGTAGTTGCATATTGTAATCCAAAAGCAATTAAATCTTTATGTGCATCAAATATAGGAACAAGTTCATAACCATCGCTTGGAGTATATATTTTAGTTTTTAGCGATATGGTTTTATCTAAGTTAACTTTGCTATACCATATTTCAGCAACTTCTGTTTCAGAAGCCAAAGCCCTAAATATATCTGCGTTTCTATACTGTAATTTATTTTTTCTCCACGTTTCATTAACAAGTTCCGCTATTTCCGCTTCCTGATCATTTGAGGGTTTTGATTTAAGGGTAACATTACCTCCGGTTGTAAAAGCTGTTTTACGGCTTACTATAAGCTTTTGTATAGCTAATGATATACGAGCAACATCGACTAAAACAGTATGGGTTATTTTCTCTCCATTAATATCTAAAATAGAACTATCTAATGTTTTAGTGATTACCTTTTGAGGCCTGAATATCTTACTGTTTATTTTATGTTCATCTGCATTGTATTCTTTATACAGTTTTAAGTCAAAGCATGTGTTATGCTCATTTAAAATAGCAGGAACTATTATACCTGGATTATTTTTATTTTTTATAAAGAATTCTATTTGCATAGTGAATATTTTTAACAAATGTAACAATAAATTACCTAAATGCAGAAGCCCATGAATTATTAGACTTTTTATTACTTAAATATAGTTGGTATTGGCTATTGAAGGCCGATACCATAATGTAATCGAATAAATCACTAAAGTGTCCATACTTCTGAAATTTAGCCCCTGTCTTAGGATCCTTAGCAGTTTCTTTTAGCTTAGTCCCATCCGGTGCTTCTTTAAGCAATATAAAATCGCTTATAGCTTTAGTGCATTTTTCGTCAATAGTCACTACAATACCTCCTAATCCAGTTTCAAAGATAGTATTTATCCAGTTACCACGCATTACTACAGATGGATTTGAGCGTGTTACACGGTTAACGGGTCTATATTGTTTAAGATATTCAAGTATAAGTGTATAAAAGTTATGCCCTTTTTCCAGTTTTGTGTCTTGTTTGTTCGCTGTTGCATCCCCATATACGAACATTCCGCTATTGTGAGCAGGGTATTTACGTATTATTTCATTACATACGGACTTAACGGTATTATTTGGTGTTTCTCCTGCAATTTCATCAATCATTTTAATATGCAAACCTTCTATTTGAAATATACCGCAAGGCAAGTATGGGTTAACGTTATCATCCCAACTTATGTGCAAAGGCAATGCAGGATCGTAAACAGCTTTACCCCTTTGTTTATCGTATTCAAATTGTTTATAAAATTCCCCTCCTGTTTTAACTAAGAAATCCCAATTACCGTTAACAAATACTTCATACTCATAAGGAGGCATGTTGTTTAAGTTATCAAGATATTCTTGTGGTAAGTTAGACTCCCCATTCTCATCTACGTTATCGCTTATCTTAGATGGAATATAAAGCCAATTAGGGTTTAATGTGTTTTCCTTCCACGGATTGAATACTTTTTCTTTAACCCAATTTTGAGTAGGGTTGCATGTGGCTAATATTACTGGCTTAGGTTGATATTTTGAATTAGGTATTATCCAAGATCCTGAACGCTCGAATGCTTTATAAAATGTTTTTTCCTGACATTCGTTTATTTCTTCAAATAAGAAGCCATTTACCTCTAATCCTTTCATCCAATCCAATTCTTTATCAGATACGTAGTTCTCGGACTTGAATAATATTATTGAGCCGTTGGGGTGTGTATATTCGTAAGGGCTTTGTCTTAGCTTTCCTGATGGGTTTATTTTTAAAAATGATGGTATAGTAGTGGTACGTATTTTTTCCATGTTCTCACGAATTACACACCATCTTGAATTAGGGAACACCTGGCACATTATTAATAAAGCAGATAATCCCCAAACGCTTTTACCTCCCCGTCATCGGATGGCACCCCCGTAAAGGATGAAGTTATACTTCTCACTTTGCAGGGCTACCATCGCTTCTGTTTGTTTGTTTGTTAATACCATTTATATTCGTATTTCTTTATCGCCCCATTTAATAATTGTAGCCGGCGGCAGGTCTTTACCATTAGTGGTCATGTCTACTTTGTCTCCGAATTTTTTAGGATTCATTTTAGCAGCCATCCATTTACGAGCATCAACTTGCAACCTTGATCGATTTATTACATTATGGTCTGTATAAACAACCCCATCAACTTCGTAAACATCTTTATCTTGCTTGTCTGCTATTTCCAGTATTTCCTCAAAAAGTTTATCAGCTCTGTCCTCGCATGCGCGCGCGTACCGTTTTTTTCTTTCATCGTTTCCATCTAACCATTGATAAAATGTTGCTGAACTTATATTATAAAAACCCAAAGCTTTACGCAATGAGTTTCCTTCTTCTATATCGTTTATAACGGCTTCAAACTTATCGTTTATTTGTTCTTCTGTATATGCTGCCATCATTAAGTATTTTTAATCCTTATTTTCATCTTAAGCAAATGTAGTAAATATTATGGTATTAATTTAAGTGCTTCAATAAGTCCTGCTTCGAGTGCAAACTCATAGGTTGTATAAGCATCCGGCAAATGCAAAGAATAGTTGTCGGGTGTTAATTCAAATAAAGCTATCATATCAACTTTAAATTGAAATCTTTGGCAGTATAGTTCGCTATATACGTCTACTGCTATTCCTTTACTTCTTATCCACTTTTGTAGTAGGCTTTGAGTAGGACAGCTAAATAATTCCCCATCTTCATCATGAGTATCTGTGTTCCAATTAAATTCTGGGTTTGCAATAGCGCCGAGTTTGTAATCTACTATTGAAGTATCAAAACAATATGCTGTTGATATGTTAAACCCTTTTTCCTTAGCAAGCTTTGCGGTTTGAAATGAGATTAAATTTTCTTCCATTTTATAATCCAAATTTAACATTAACTATCTTAACAGCATTCTCTTTACTTACACCGTTTTCAATTAAGTATTTTTTTATTTTATATTTACGTATGCTTTCACACATTATATAGTTGTACGTAGGAACATACATTATCCTGTCTGGTTGTATTTCTGAACATTTCATTTAATTACAAGCGTTATCGATTAGGTTATCACGTTCCTGGATTAGCAAGGATATTTTATCGTAGTCTACTGGATGATGTTTTCTTTCATCTTCCAATTGAGTTTCAAAGCGTGCCGTTATTTCGTTTTTAGCGGCTGTACAGTCTGTTTCTTCATTGCTGCATGATAACAGCGTTAGAATGGCTATAAATAGGGTTATTCGTTTCATATTATTGTTTTTTTACAATTTCCTGGTATTTATAAAAGCTATCGTTATATTGTTGTTGCTTAATAAAGTCTTTGTTTATATAGGCTTCCCTACTAAGTTGGTAATACTTCTGTTTATTCCTGTAATCATGATTAAACGGTTTATGTAATAATATGAAAATAGATATAAACCATATCCCAACTATTGAAAGGATTATTATTTTTTCTTTTTTAGTCAAGTTAAAACTTATTAATTCATTGCTATGCTTCCTGTATATTACCTGTTTCATTAGCATGTAATACGGTATAAAAGGGAATATCATAGACTAAACTTCTTAATGTTGTCTAAGTTACGTCCATTATATATTTCAAATGTATATCCTAAAGGGGTTTTGCATTCAATATAATGGCAATTATCCCAACCACTAAAACCTTTTTGTTTTACAATTAGTATATCCCCTTTTTTAATTCCGTGGGATACAATGTCCTCTAATGCTTTTATTGGAGAGACAATATTTAATTTTGTTATATCAATCATTTTATTGTTCTTTTAATGCGTTAATTTCATCTTCTAAGTCATGTACTTTGCTTTTAAGTATATTAACCTCATTAAGCATTTCAAGTGGCTCTTTGTTGAATTTATTAAATATGTCTATTGCATCAATAAATATTTGTGCATACAGGTCTTGTTTACCTGTCTTAAATCCCCATGCAGTTGTTTGGTACACTTCAGCGACAAGTTCATTTGTTGTGCCTGATGTATTCCATATTTTAACGTTTTTTTCTCCTGATTCGTTTATATATCTTTCTATTTCCATGATGTTGTGTTTTGTTTTTTTATTTTACATTTTTTTCAATTTCCCTAAAGTCTTCGATTGTTAGTATATCGCATTTAAGGCAGAAGCTTTTTAAAGCTGTATATTTATTAATTAAGTTTCTTTTATACAAATTGGTTAGTTCCTCTATTGCTTTTTTATTCATATATCCCAATCGTTTAAATCTTTACAATAATCACATGCTGCCTCACCAACTTCAATTAAAGCATTATATTCTTGTTCAGGCAATCCATATCCATTATCCCATTCTTGTATAGTGTCGTGCATCGCTGCTATTATTTTTATCAAATAATGTTTGCTATATCTATCCATTTTACTTTTTTGTTTTATTGTATTCTGTTATAAATTCTACTACTGCATTGTAGACACATTCGATTCTTGATTCGCTTTGGCTATCATGTAAAGCAGTTGTAGACCCATATTTGCCTATAGTAAAAAAGTACCCATCTCTTTGAGAAGAATACAACTCTGTACTATACCCCAATGATTCTATTTTGTCTATTACAGGCATTAATCTTTCCCACAGCCTGTCATATTGGAGTTGGCTGTCATAGAAATGATCTTTATTGTCTTTAGAAAAGGTTTTGTAAGATCCGTGATTATATTCTGTGAATCCCATGAACTCCGATATTATCTTATTACTCTCTGTTGTGTTTTGCATTTGTTTATGGTTTTATTAATCCTACTTCAATCATAGCTTGCGCATAATCTAAACCATCCGTCATTAAGGATCTTGCGTCAGAATACTTACCTGTTATTTTAGCATCTTTCATTATTGTTTTTTCAAGCTCTAAAACAAGCGTTTTTAATTCAGGTACGGCTTTAACTACTGGATGTTTTTTTAATTTAATTAAGTTGTCAGTTGTGCTCATAATTTTAAATTATTTCTGCGTTAATAATACATGATTTGTAAGCCCATTTAAATATAGAGTCAATATATCTTCCTACTGATTCAGGAGCTTTAGTATTTTTAATAACAGTTCCGCTAAACGTTCTTTCTGTACATTTACCATCTGTAAATATTATTACGGTATGGTTATCTGATACTACTGTTTGTTTTATACTCCAATCCATAGTTTTATTTATTTAATTTTTCTCAATATCAATTCGCCATCTTTTTTTCTATTATTAATAAGCGCACTTATTGAATCAGCAGATGCGGGCAATTTATCACTCCATATTTTTACCATATTACCATTTTTATATACAGATGTAGATAAATAATCAGAATCTACATTCACAAAAGTTTCTTGCTCTATTCTATCTTTGCTACTCATAAATACGCACTTACAATACAGTGCAAATAAAAAGATAATAATAGCGTAGCCTAAATATTTTATTTCTGTTCTCATGTGTTATTAGTTTAAACATTTATTAGCATTCAAAACTTTTTGCCTATTTACTGTAGTAGGGTTTTTAAGGTATTCTTTTATTGCCTGTCCCCTGGTTTGTAGTGGTGTAATTGTTTCTGTTTTCATGTTTTTTTTATCTTAAGTGTTTATGATCTTCTTTTCTTTTTTTGCAAGCTTTATCGCGGAAAAATATTTTGTTTCTAATCTCACATTTGCATCCATGTTTAACTTCATTTAAAGGCTTAATATTGGCTTTTAATTCTTTAATATCACTTTCATTGTGTGAGATTGTTTCGTGCTTTACAATGCTTAATTCTATACTGTATCCTACCTTGTTTGCTATTTCTTGCAGAGTATTAAACTTTATATTTTTTTTGCCATTTTTCCACTCTGAAATCCTTGATTGTTCAATTCCTGCCTTAGCGGCAAAATCAAAATCTATTAAACCAGATAGCCGTATTATTTCAATAAGTATATCTTTCATGCAAGTATTAATTAATTTTTAGTTTTCCTATGTTGATTACCAAGCTCCGCTATCTATTTTATCTAACTGAATATTAGCCACAACATCACTTTGATTTAAATCACTTGATTTATTGCTTAAGTTATTTATAACATTAAAAGAACCATGCTCAGCAACATAAATAATATAACCCATATTGGTGATTTCATTACATGATTTTTTTATTTTATTTAAAGCAGAATTAATAATTTTTTCGTGACTTATATCAATAAGTTTATCTTTATTTTCAGATGCCATAATGATTTTTTTAATAAGTTTGTTCTATTTCGCTTCTTAATAATTTAATTATTTCTGGCTCGTATTCATTAATTATAACTTCAAAAATATGTGAGCCTACACAATTACTAATCGCTTTTAAAGCCTTATCCTTAGTATAATTTTCTTTATAAACATATTCATTAAATAATTTACCCGCTAACTTTCTTTTAAGTTCGGGTAAATTTGGATTATCAAAAAGGGAGAATTGTTGTTTTTCCATAACCTAATTTTTGTATTGATATTATTTTATTGTAATAAGCCTCAAAATCAAACTTGCCAATTATCTTTTTAACTGAGGTAGGAAGCTGTAAGTTTGTTCTTAATTCTCTAGACACTTCGTTGTAAAATTTATCCCCTGTAGTGTTAAATTCCTTATTCAATATATCTAAACCTTTACGTGTTGCGGGTATGTTTTTAAACTCTTGAAGTGTCATGATAATTTTTTTTTAATGTTGTTGTTTTTATCTGTAGCAAATATACACAAAAGTATAAATACAAAACAAGCTTTATTGTATTTATTTTACACAAAAGTGTAATTAAATTAAAAAACCCCTCTATCCTTTTTATAGGTAGGGGGCTGTAGGGTTATTTTATTGGGTTATTAATAGGAATCCAATGTGTTATTAACTCGCATATTGCAGGCTCATCATATCTGTAATCCATACTTATAAAATTAAATCCATCATAATAACCTGTCATATATCTTTTGAAATTAGATGAAAGTAAAACTACTGTACCTATTTCAGGTAAATTAACATCCGCGTCAATCCATTTAGGCTGTGTTTCCCTCATGTGTGATAGGTTTTCCCAGTCCCAAATAAGGCGTTGCAATAAAGGTCTTGTTATATCTGCCTCTATTGGTATATATTTATTTAATTTGGTAATTAATAGCTTCATCCTATTTAATGAAAGCGGCTTAACGTTAACACGTTGTTCTTTGTGGTCGGGGCTGTTGTAGTAAATCATCTCTTTAGCTGTTATAAGGGTTTGTTTCAAGTGTATGGGCATCTATTGCCAGTCCTGCATCAACAAGACCTTCAACGTCAAATTTATTAGCGTATAGCCATTTAAATAGTTGTAGTTGATTATTAATTCCACGGCTTTCGTCTGAATTATCGTTCATATAAAAGTTACCTTCTATAAACTGAAATTCATAACTCATCGAGTATACAAAAGGGTACATATCGTTTAGATTCCATTCTGAATTTGGATCGTGAATTTCAGCCAATTCTAATAAGGGTATAATTTCAACGCCATTAACTGTAATGATTTTTGTTAGGTCTAATTTGCGTAGGATGGGCTTGTGACCTATACCACTTACCAAATTATTTACAGTTATTGTAGTTAAGTTTTTTTGATGTTCAAATACAACATCACGAATTAATGATTTTCCGTTACCGCTAATAACTTTTAACCCATGCGCTAAATACCCCTGTATGTGTTCTAATTGTAATGTCATGTTTTTTTTGTTTTAAGGTTTAACAATCTAAATTAGCCTTTGCAGCTTCGTATTGTCTTTTTATATCTCTTAGTGCATACGTATTGCCGTTAGTGTGTTGTATAGCCTCTAAATAGGTTTTATCGAGGTCTTTTGCTTCTTGTTCGCAGTCCCTGGTGCATGATGTGAATACAATTAAGCTAAATGTTAGTATTAATAGTTTTTTCATATTCTTCGAAGTAAAATATTATAGGTTTAATTGTTTCGTATATCAACCCATAGCGTTTAGCTATTTTATATTGTGTAGATGACTCATTTAAATGTTTCATGAAGCCTGTAATACTATTTCTAAAATCTTCTAAAGACATAGAGTGTTTATTAATATTGCATGATGCGCATGCAGGATATTGATTGTCTATGTGTAATCTTTCAGGATGCATACAAGTTCCATCAGGCACAAACTTTCGTTTATTATAATCATAAATGATATTCCTACGTATAGGTAATATTTCATCTACATGCCATCCCTTTACTAATTCACATCCGCAATAAGCGCACTTACCACCAAACTTATCATGTATTATTTGTCTTTGTTTTTTTGATACAGCCATATTAAAAGTATTCTTATTATATTTTTTCTGCCTTTTTAAAGCATTGTCGTACTCCCTTATTATGCCACTTAGCCTTTTTATTTTTAAACTCAATACAGGCTCTAATTCGGGGTTTAAACGCAATTTATTACATAGTTCCGCATGCTCTTTAGTTATTTTTATATAACCATCTAAAACAGGGTCGTATTTTTCAATTGTCGGGTCTTCCATAACTAACCAACGCTTGTTTTTATTCTTGTGAACTAAAGCGAATATTAAAGCTATAAATCCTATAAATGGTATTGAGATATCAAATAGGTTCATGGTTTAGGTTGTATATTTCGTTAGACTTATTTATAGCATTTATTAATCCTTCTTCTCTATCTTCAAAACAATCACGATTATTATTATATTTACCACCTTTATCTATTCTTAACTCCCAGTCAAAACCTCTATTGTATTCAAACATTTTATCATAATCTAAAGTTATTTGTATTAAATAACCAACTGTATCTAACCATTCAATAATAAAAGCTGTTTGAATTACAATAGGTAAATTAAATATAGTTGAATAAGGGTAATTTGGTTTTGTATGCATCCATGATATAAATGCCTCTTTCGCTTTTCCTGTTAACATATTATATTTTTAATTTGTTTATAAATTCAATGGCTTTATCATACCATTTGTAATATTCCTCTTTTGTTATTTCATCGCCTAAATTTATATCATTATAAAAAGTATCTAAATCAATGCTTATTGAATCTTTACTAATGTTTACAGATTCACAATCTATACTCACGTCATTATGATCTTTATCCCATGACCTTAAAAAAATAACTTTAACAGCGCAATTACCAAATGGCTTAAAGAACTTACCCACAACATCGGGAGCACCCTTTAAATTCTCTTTAGCCTGTAAATCTTTTAACTCTTTGATTTCAGCCTCTAATTGTTTTATCTTTTCGTTGTAGTCCATTATTTCAATTGTTTAAGTAAGTTTTGTAATCCCCTCCCATCTTTTATGCCTTTTCCTGTGTGCCACCCTGTGTATGGAAAAAAATGTATTTTAAAGCCGTTATGGTTATCTATTTCTATGGTGGCGGCATCAAGTGCTGTAAACTCTATATCATGCTCTATAAGCTTATTAATAGCGTAATCCATTCTTTCAGCTTGCACTTTTATATCAGTTTGGCTTTTTTTACCTTTTGCCATTATTTTATACTTTTAAGTGAATCATTTTTACGATAAGCCATAACATCAAATGTTACGCCCGATTGAGGACTATTAACCCTTGTTTTATGTATTAGGTTTCCATTCATGTATATGTAAACCTCGTTTTTGTTTTTTACTGTGTAGACCATTATTCTACTAATTTAATCCACCCGTATTCAATTTGTTCATCAACATCTAAACCCATGTAATAATAAGCATATCCACGTGACCTCAGATAATCAACCACCCCTATACTTGTATCTTTAGGATTGTAATAATATCTTTCTAAATAATTGCTTGCAGTTGTAAAATAATCACCTTCATCTGAATAATCATACCCAAGTATTTTAGCCACCTCAATAGCATCTTCATCCGTAATTGATGAAAGAGGTTTTAGTTCAAGATAATATTCATCCTGCAATCTTATAGATGTTAACTTTTCTGTTTTTCTTGTCTCCCAAGCTTGGTGTCTAACGGTTACGGTTCCTAAATATAGACCCATGAACCGAATTTTATTATCAATATTATTTTCCATAATTAATTTGCTTTAATAGTTTTGCTTTGTTTCCAACCCTCATTAATTAAACTTTCAATTTTAGAAGGATGCACCTGTTTTGATGTTTTTTCTTTTGTCATGTAAACCCAACCTTGTAAGCTTCGGTTTTGCTCCATTTGTTTAGCAGTAGGTAAAGCATCAATAGCCTGTATTTTGTTTTTAAGATTCTCTACATTACCTATACTGTTATCCCTGCTTACAGTCTTTGCCTTGCTTCTTAAAGCCTTTTTAATTTCATCAACCTTTTTTTGTTGTAGCTTCCATTTAAAACCTGCTGATTTGCCTATGCGGCCGGCAATGCAATTAGCTATTGATGTAGCAGATACTTTATGTTCTAAAGCTGCCTGGTTTATACAGTCGTATTTTTTTATTACTTTGCCGTTGTCATCTAATTGTGATACTGGCTTTGTGTTGTTAAGATATGCCATGATTACCTGCTTGCAAATTTAAAGTTAATATCTTTTCCATATTTTTCTTCTAATTCCTTTGCAGGATCGATATTGTACTTCAATGTGTATAGATTAATTACAGTCAATAAACCTATAAAGCTATCTCTTGATAGCCACATTTTATTTTCTCCTTGCCGCCCACTTGATTTAGGATTCTCTACTAATAATATAAAGCCCTCGTCGTTTTCTGTTTCTGAAACCGAGATTAGCCTATTATCTATAAAGTTGGCTTGTAAAAACGCTTTTATTTCTATTTCTCTTTGTTCGGGTGTTCCATAACCTACAGTTACTTTACCAATACTATTATTTTCCATATTATTGTTGTTTTGTTTTTTCAATCATACTTAGTACAAATTCCTTTCTTTGCTTAGTGCCTTTTTCTCCATCAGGGAACCACCATGCACGATATTCTTTTTGGGGAGGTTTGTTTTGTTTTAAATGATGTATAAGCAACTTGTATTCTTCTTCTGAAATCCTAAAGTTTTTATGTGAATGTACATGCATCCATAATATAAAGTTGCAAATTCCATCATCTAAACTTTCCATATCTTTTATATACTCCCAAAGCAAAAGGTAAAGTTCGTTTAGTGTTCTCATTCGGTTGCTTTTTTAGTATATTCAACCATACTTAATGCCTTTAGTATTCTTTCTTTAGGGTGCGTGCCTAAACTATCCGCATTATCGTTTATATCGTAAACATGATGCATCCAATCCCCTTTCCATGCAAATATTGAATTATGAATAGGCTTAAGAATCACGGATAACGCATAAGCTTCTTCTGTTTTAGCTAATTCATTTAAATCAGTAACACCACAATGACCTAATGCACATTTACACTCTTTGCCCACGCCAAGACTACCTGTTGTGAATTTACTTCTATCGATTGCTTCAAACTTTTTTATAAAGTATTCTTTTGTAAATTTTGTGTTTCCCATTTTATTGTTTTTAAGTGTTGTTTTTATTTTAAGCTACAAACATTTTTTTGCACCTATCGATACATTCCGATGTGTATAAGTTATCCGCATAACATAATGATGCAATAGATAATAATCCTGCTTCATTTAAACCTGTTTTAGCCCATTTTAAGACATCAATATAGTGCTGTAATGTGTTTCCTTGTTTGTTCATGATTTTTAGTTTAAGCAATGTTTAAAAACTTTAATGTCTTTTATACTGTAGTCGTTGTGGTTTCTAAATGAAAACAAAAACCAGTGTTCAACTTTATGGTTAGGTATATAATTTATGCCTCCTTTACCTGTG